GGAGCCTCTTGACCTTTGCCGAGAGGAGGTTGCGATCCTCAATCATGCAATCTCTCGACTCCGTCATGTTTTCAAGTCGGTTGCTGATAGCTTGAAGTTCACGTTCTAGCTCCCCGATCCTTTCGGCATCGGTGCGTGGTGTGTCGGTTGGGTTCATTTTAATGAGGTTGTAGTATCTGTTCATAATGTCTCTGACTTCGGCCTCGGTTGGGAATGGTTCATCGCGGCAGGTAGGTTCCAAGTTTAAGTAGGATCACCGTTAACGGAAGCAGCCACCATAAAAGTGCCATAATCGGATCACCGAAAGTCCCTGTTTGCGTTTTGCCGAGCGTGTAAAAGAATCCAATAGATGCGATTACTAATGACCCGAGCATAAATGGCCAGAATGCAAGGTGCTCGTAAAACTCTTGTATTTGTTCTTTGAGGCAGAAGTTTTCGGTATGGAGCCTCTTGACCTTTGCCGAGAGGAGGTTGCGATCCTCAATCATGCAATCTCTCGAATCCGTCATATTTTCAAGTCGGTTGCTGAGAGATTGAAGTTCACGTTCTAGCTCCCCTAGCTCATGCTCAAGCATCATGGCAATTTTGTAATGCACCCATTCCGAGGGGGTGCCGTCATAGTACTTTTGCCTTGCGGCATCAGTTAGTGGTGTGTCGGTTGTCATTTCGGATCTAGTGTGTTTGCTTGTACGTCGAATCCGTTTTTACGCAGGAAAGTTGCATGATCTGTGAGAATTGAACGAAGCCTCTCGACCTCGGCCTCTGCTTTCTTTGCTCTCTCGGTCATCTCGCACAAAGGAGATCGGCATTCTTGACCGTGAGGGCGGCAGTAAGGCTCGCAGTCTTTTTCTCCGCAGAAACCGCAGGCATCAGTCTGTGGTGTGTCGGTTGTCATTTTGTTTTGTCGCAATTTATGCACTTGTTTGTTTTCGCGTTGACTGGTGCTTTGCGTCCGCACTTGGCGCAGGTCGGTAGTGATGCCTTGATCTTGGGTTTCATGCTGCTAGTTTCAGTTTCTCCCGTTGCTGTTTATAGAACTCAGCCCGAGCCTTACTAAGCTCGTTCACTTGAGGTGCTTCCCGGTGTAGTAGTGGTAGACGAGACGGAATGCTTCTTGCATCTCCGCGAAGTCGTCTGGGTTTTCATGCCTTCCCATGCGGTCATTGCGCTCGTATGAGAGCTTGATCGACTTAGCGATGATCTTGTCTTCCTGTTCTCCGTTTAGTTCTATTTTTAGTTTCATATTTTATTTAGTTGTTATGTGGAAAGGTTTCGGGATCTCATCCATCGACTCGACGCGCTTGAGTGCTACGACCCCCGCATCGAACAGAGCGATCTGACAGTCCCTGCAATAGTGGTGGTGATTGATGAGGTAAGCGGTTGCGCCCTTGACATACGGTCCTGCGAGTCGGATAGCCTCGACCTCCGCGTGCGCGTTCTGCTTGCAGATAGAGTGGCACTTCTCATACCCCTCCTCGGCGTCTCGTGGGCAAGATTGCTGGGGATTGTTGCACCAGTTCTCGCCCACAAAGACGTAGCCTTGTTTACTCACTAAAACGCACTGAACTCGTTTCTTGGCGCAGCTCATTTTACGGCTCGAATCCTTGGATCTGGGCGCAGCACTTGGCGTAGCCTGCGATGTCCACGTAGCTGTCCCTAGTCGGGGTGAACGATGCCCGTGCGATCTTGAGTAAGATCATCATGGTCGCCACGTCTAGGGGGCTGAGCAGTGCGTTCGCCTCTTTACGAGAGGTGATGTAGGCATTCCAAAGCCGGGAAATGCGTTCGTGATTTGGGCCAGCGGCATCGTAGTCGCGACGACGATCACCGGAGGTGACTCGGATTGCCTCGTCGAGAATGCTTTCGGTAGGGTTATTCGATTCCATACATTGACATTCCTAGGTTACTGAGCTGCTTGAGTGACCACTGCTTGCTCGCTTTGTTGGTCGATACGCACTTCTTCGAGGAGATTCCGGTAGCGGAGGTATTCCTCGCTGCCTTTGCCGTGGAAGATCCTTGCGGTTTCCATGTGGTGCGCGACGAGGGCGCAGATGCGCTCCCGCATTTCGTCTTGGCCTGCTTTGTACTGGTCGTTTTGCATTTTGGGTTTTTGGGTTTTGGTTTCCTGAAAATGGAGTCGTAGTTATCGAGGTAGGCTTTACTTGGGGGCGGGGTGACGTTCGGACTGGCGGCGTTTGCCATTTTGAAATTGCGTTCTAGTCGGCTCATTTAGTGTTCTGGGTTAAGAGTTCTTGGAGTTGGGAGCAGCAGCCGTCGCATCCGTGGATTCCACCAGTCTCGTCGGCCTGGAGGGCAGGATCTCTCGGGTCTGGGTGACCTACTCCGTGAGGGCAGTTAAGCTCCCAGTAGCCGTGGAATCGGCGAAAGGTTGCACTCCATCCATTTGGGATGCTGGGCGGACGCCAGCGTTGCTCTATTTCGGTTTTCATGTGTTTGTGTTGCGTGGTGTAAGATACCTATCGAGGAAAATATGGAGAAGATGGATTGCATCAGCCTCGTTATCGTCCGTCGGAGCATAGCCTCGTGCTTTCGCCGCTTCGATCATCTGCTCCTTGGAAGCTGATCCATTCTTAGTCGCCGCTTTCTTGATCGTTCCGACATGGACTCCCTCGTACTGGATTTCCTTGGCTTCACACTCGGTCATCATGATCGCGAGTAGTCCGCAGTAGCACTTTGCCGCCGCTCCACTGGACCAGCGCATGACCTCTTCAAAGACCACGAGCTCCGGTTTCACGATCTCGATCTGATCGCGCAGCCAGCTTCTAAATTTTAAGAATCTCACTCCAGGTTGGTCTTTCTTTTTGAGTTGAAACCCCGCACTACCCGACGAAATCAAACCAGCCGAGCTATAAGCCCAGCCAGTCTGAGTTGCAAGATCGAGGGCGAGGATTGCTTTCATGCTCCCAGTCGGGCTTTGACACGTTTGGCTGCGGGAGATTGACCTTTCACGAGCCAGTCGATCACGTCGGACTCAAGGAACCGAGCACGGCCCATCGCAATGGAATACGGCAGGGGGTTTCGCACTTGTCGGATATAGTTATCAATAGATCTCTTTCCTACGCCCAGCCTCCTAGCTACACCGGATTTATCGTACACGGTGTGGGGGGCTGCGGATTCGAGTTGCTGCGTCTCCACGTCCTCCAGTTCGATCTTCAATCGACCATTTGGAAGGGAGGTAACTCGGAAGCTGTGTGCGGCTTCTAGCGTAAGGGCTGCTGTGCGTCTCATTGTTGTGGTTGATGATACCTGTACTCAAAACGCTCCGGGGGTAGCGAATTGAGTCGGTGATTACTATTCAAAGATCGGTACTACGAAGCGAGTGTTTGGGTGTTGACGCAGCTTTTCACACATTTGGTGTGTCGCAGCGCGAATGATTGCAGACGGGGAGATACCATTCTTCTTTGCGATTGCTCGTATAGTCTCCATATTCTCGATCTCTTCGATGTAGGTGACTCGGCACCTGTGGTCGGCGATTTTGTTAGGCATGGTCGTGTTTGTTTGTTTTAGGTTGAGCGTTGGCTCATGTAAAGAAGTAATGTAATTGCGTGGTGTATGCAACAAGAATTGTTCTAAGTAATACGCTTACATACCTCATGACCCTTCCTAAGCCGCTTTGAGCTCTTGTTTGACAGGGGGCACATACCCCGCCGGATAGACTCCAAACCACGCCTCTGCGTAGTCCGGAAGAACCAGCATCCGGTAGTTGCTCTTGATCATCTCGGGACTATTCCCGCAGTTCTCTGCCACTACCGCTGCGCTGGCGTCTGCATACGCCATACAGGCTGAGATGTACCCCTTCCTCAACCCATTCCTCTTCCAAGTGATCCCGGCTGTCCGAGCCCACTCTATGGGGAATTTGCAGATCTGGTCCTCCACATAGGGCGATATGGGGCCCTTCTTCTCCCCTGTATAGCTATTAAGCCACGCAATCAGATTATCCGGCATCACCGCTAAGCGACCGCTGTGGGTCTTGGTAACTTCTGGGCTAAGAACGATACGCTTCTGGTCAATCCGAACATCCTCCCACTTGAGGCGGCAGATCTCGGCACTGCGAACTCCCGCGAATGCTCCAATAGCCAGGTACGGCATGAATTTCTTATCGACGCAGTTCAAGAGCTTTCCCATCTCCTCGGGAGTAAAGAGATCGGGGCGCGTCTTTTTCTCCGGATAGGGCTCCTTGATCTTATCGATCTCCATCTTCCCTTCCGGCAGGTATTGGCAATAATCCCTAGCCCACTTGAAGAACGTGCGGGCGTAGGTCAGGTGATTGTTCCTAGTCTTCCCAACCTTGGAGATCGAGGTGAAGTAGGTATCGAGCTCCGTGACGGTGATTTTGTCCAGTGTCTTCAAGAAGTGCCTACCGAATTTCTTGAGGTTGCTACTTGCCGATCGGTAGTGGCGGCCCTTGGTATCCTCGAATCGTTTAAGGTACTCGACTACTGCATCCGCAGCCATGATCGGCTTTACTGCCGTCTTAGATTTGTGCTCCGCATAGAATCGCACCGCTTCTATTAAGGTAGCTCCGTAGGGTTTGAGCATTTCTTCGCACTCTGCGACGAACATCGCTTTTTCGGTGGTGACGTTCTTTCGGGAGATCTTCCCCGCCTCGAAATCGTCGATCAGCTCTTCCATTTTGAGGAAAGCCTTGTCTTGGTCTCGGAAGGATTTCTTCTGCCTCCCTAATTCGGAAGATACCCACGAGACAATGAAGTTGGGGCTCTCTTCCGTGCCGTTCTTATAGATTTTAATCTTGCCGAATTTGGTCTTCTGAACGAATGGATAAGTGATGTTTTTAGGAACCTTCATGAGCGGAAAATCGTACAGATCGTACACTTTGTCAACGCCAAAAGGAGTAAGATCAGACACTCATTTGTGGTAAGCGGTATATGAAACTCATTGACATTTTACTCTGTTAGATGGATTTTACAGATATGACACTTTTTGATTGTGGTATATGCAATGCTCGGGTTCGAGCCCCGTCAACTCCGGGTTTTCTACAGAGAAAACCGAGGGAGCCGAGAAAAAGTCGGACGGATCTCGTACAAACTGGAGAAAAAAGATGAGCTCTCCTGTACGCGGCAAAATTAAAACTCCCGATGGTCGCATCGTGGAAATTACCGACCAAGAGTTCCAGTACGGGCGTTGGTGGAATAAAAAAATCGATCAATTCAACCGAGAGATTTACTCGTTCCGAAACCCCATGCCGCTGGAGAAAGGCGGAGAGCTTCCCGAGTTCCATTTCAAGCGTATCGTTTCCGCTCTGTGGCCTGCGGATGGGCCTAAACCCTTCGTCTGGCACCCGTGGGCAGAAAGAATGTTGGAGGCCGCGTGCCAGAACAAGTACCTCGCCGTGGCTGGCTGCGCGAGTTCGGGGAAGTGTCTTGCTCCGCACGTTCCCGTGTTGATGTTCGACGGGACTATCAAACGAAACGACGAAGTGCGAGTAGGCGATCAGCTCATGGGGCCGGACTCCAAACCCCGTAATGTTCTCGTTACGAATCCTGGCCGCTCAAACATGGTTCGTATTATTCCCGAGAAAGGAGACTCGTGGGAATGTAACGACGATCATATCCTTACGCTCAAACGGGCTTGGTCTGGAGAGAGATGTCGGAAACGTGTCGGGGAGCTTATCGATATTTCCGTCAAAGATTACCTGGCTTCCAGCGAGTCTTTTAAGAAGCGGTTCAAACTTGTTTGCACGGGGGTAGAGTTCCCCGAGCAGCCCGTCGAGATTGACCCACGCATCTATGGGATCTGGCTCGGTGACGGCACCACGGGACGGCCTATAATCACTTGCTCCCCGAAGACTGATCTCGACGTGTCACAGTATCTGAAAACTTATTTTCAGTCTGAAGGGTATGATCTCAAAGTGACTTCCTACGCTGGGAAGTGCCCCACATACATGGTGTCCCACAAGGGTGCTCGCGGTAACCCATTTTTCGATTTGGTAAAAGAGTCTTCCGGAAATCCTCCCCTCGCCAGACCGTGGGAGGGAGAAAAGAGGATCGCTCGACGGTACTTGATCAATAGTCATGAAAAACGGATGCGCCTACTTGCTGGAATCATAGATTCCGATGGATACTCTGCGGGCACCTACTACGAGATTGCTTGCTCCTATCCCGGACTGGCCCAAGACATCGTGTTTCTAGCTAGGTCGCTGGGGTTCCGAGTAACTGTCAAAGACCGCATCATAAAGCTCAACGGGAAGGAGTATACATCCCAGAGGATCTGCATCTTGGGGAATACGTCTGAGATTCCGACCCTCCGTAAGAAGTGTGTTACCAAAAAGCGAAGACAGAATTCCGACTGTACTTCTTTTGAGGTGCAGCAGTTGGGTGAAGGCGATTGGTACGGGTACACCCTCGATGGAGACGGTAGATTCCTACTGGGGGATTTTACTATAAATCACAACACCGATTTTTACGCTATCTGGGCTATTGTAAACTTCATTGTCGCACCTTACGACACAATGGTTCTAGTCACCTCGACTACGCTCAAAGACTCCCGCAAGCGTATCTGGGGATCGATCCGAGATTATTGGCAAGCCGCGCCCCCTTTGCCTGGGAAATTGGTCGATAGCATGGGCCTCATCCGATTTGAGGATGGGACTGGCGGAACCAGCGATAAGTCCGGCATCACGCTTATCGCCGCTGAGAAAAAGAAAGAGAAAGAGGCGGTCGGCAAGCTGATCGGATTCAAAAACAAACGCGTGATAGTGATCGCCGACGAAATGCCCGAGCTCTCGGAATCAATCTTGGAGGCATCCGCCAGCAACCTTTCCCTGAACCCCGAGTTCCAGTTCATCGGCATCGGCAACCCTGCATCCCGCTTCGACGCATTCGGAATCCTTGCGAAGCCGAAAGACGGCTGGCAGTCCATCAGCCCTCTTGAAGACGAGTGGGAGACCGAGCGGGGCTTGTGTATCCGCTTCGACGGAGAGAAGTCCCCGAACGTCATCGCCAATAAGCTCATCTATCCCTGGATCGTGACTCAGGCCAAGATCGACGAGGCCAAGGCACGCTTCGGCGAGAACTCGCTTGCCTACTACCGAATGTTCCGTGGCTACTGGGCACCGACCGGAGACGAGGACAATATCTACTCCGAGGCGGAGATCATCGCTACCCAAGCCGACAAGACAGCTATCTGGCTGGAGGAGCCTACCAAGGTGGCGGCACTTGATCCGGCGTTCACCAATGGTGGCGATCGATCAGTGCTCTACCACGGGCTCTACGGAATCTCCCGCGAGGGAATCCCAGCTCTTTGCTTCACGCACTACGAGCTACTCCAGGACGACGTGACCAATAAAAAGCAAACTCGCAGCGAGCAGATCGTCCGTCAGTTCCAAGAGAAGTGCGAGATCGAGGGCATACTACCTGAGCACACGGCATTCGACGCGAGTGGCGCGGGAGGACCCTTCGGCGACATCGTGGACATGATCTGGTCTCGGAACGTGCTCCGGGTCCAGTTCGGAGGTAAGGCTTCCGAGCTCCCCGTTTCCGCAACTGACAACACCCCTTCGTGCGAAAGGTACGTCAACCGGGTCTCCGAGCTTTGGTTCTCGGCCAAGGAGTTGATCCGCAACGGGCAGCTCAAAGGAATCGACCGAGAGCTTGCCAAGGAGATGTGCTCTCGCAAATACAGCACCGACAAGGGCACAGCTCTCCGGATGCGAGTTGAGAGCAAAGTTGACATGAAGGGTCGAGTGGGAGCTTCCCCAGATATTGCGGACGCCGCAGCCATTTTGATCGAACTCTGCCGTCAAAGGTTCGGGTTCGGGGGGATGACAGTCAAGGCAAAGAACGAGCAGTCCACTTTTGAGTCCAAAAGAGCCTATAACTTTAGGAAATTGGGATTAGCTAACCTTGGAAAGTCACTACAACGCGATCAGTTTTCCTCTTGACAAGGTATCATATACAACGCACTTATTACCCACTACTCATGTCTTCCCCTCTTCCCAACATTATTAAAGGTAGTAGCTGGGGGTATATCCTCACTCTGACGAACTCCGGTGCCCCCTTTGACTACACTGGCAGCACTCTCACCGGAGAGCTGTTGGATCGTGCTGGCGGGAAGACGCTACTCACTTTTTCCGTTAATGACCTCGGTTCTGGACAGCTCAAGGTTTACCTTACCCCCAGTCAGACTGAGGGTCTGAGCACCCAGGACTACTACCATAAGGCCACCTTGGTTCAACCTGATGGGTGGACAACCCGAATGGTTGACTCGGTGGTTCACGTCAAACCGTGAGCCAGGATCTCAAAGCAACGGTTTCCCCTTTAGCAACTGAGCTTGCGGTCGTCGATGCTCAGCTATCGGCTACCGTCTCCGGACCTTTTCAGATCGGCGTGGCTTTGGGGGATTTCCCTCAGGTTCACTCCGTTTTAGAGCCAACTATTGTCCCCGCCACTCTTCATTTAGGTCCTCCAGGCCCAAAAGGAGACGACGGGGCGGCTGGGGCTGACGCCCCAGTCTACCAGCACCGATCTGATTTTCTGGGAAATGTAAATTATCTAGGAAAGGCACCTCTTTCTACATTGGAAAGCGCAGCGGCATGGCTCATTTACCGACTCACTTTTAACTCCGATGGAAGCCTATCGGAAAAAGCTACTGCTAATGCAGTGGCTTGGACAAACCGCACAACCGTAACCTACTCATGAACGAACAAATCTCACTAGCCTATAGCCTACAGCCTGACGGCTCTTCCTCTATCGCTTTCAGTATTTCAGTCATTGACGGCTCTGGAGAGTCAAAAAACATTAACACTTCTTCTCTATCTGGAAATGCAATCGACTTGAAGTTCATCGCCTCAATCAACGAGGCAATCGGCGCATACCGAGAAGAAAAAGGAATCTAAATAATGGCTACATTTCGTGCCATAGCTAACGGAAACTGGTCTTCAACTTCCACTTGGAATGGGGGTGTTGTGCCAACCAATGGGGCGACTGTTTATGCCAACGGATTCAATGTGACTATTGATCAAGACATCACAATAGGTGGCTCAAACAATGTTTCCGTAAATGCTGGAAGTTTTGTAATTGGTCAGTGGTATGAAATCACTTTTGTTGGAACTACGAATTTTACCACGATTGGAGCTTCTTCAAACACTATTGGAACCATCTTTCTAGCCTCTGGAGTTGGAACTGGAACTGGAACAGCAATCACTCATGCTACAATTACTACGCTGAATAATACTGGAGCTGGCGCAACAGCAGGAGGTGGATTTATACTCTCTACAAGCAGGGTGATAACTACCGATATGCGTGGTTCGACTACTAATTGTCTGACAGCATCTGGAGCTATAAATATTTCTCTTTCTGGGTTGCAGCTAATTGCTGGAACAACCCAAACCTCTTATGTCCTCGTATGGGGAAGTACAGGGACGCTCACCCTTACTGGATGCGTTGTGCAAGGTTCAAACGGAGGGCCATGCCTAATTAATTCTAGCACTGGAACAATATCGGCAAATTCTTGCACCATCAATGGTGGGTACAGCACCAATGTAAGCTATGCAATTTTTTCAAATACTACTGGATCGATACTTGTGTCGGGTAGCGTTATTTCTGGAGGAACCACCAACCAATCAGGAACCGCAATCTACGTTACTGGACTTGGGCTGGTATCCATAACCACTAGCACAATAAATGGAGGTTATAGTTCTGGTACTTCAAGTTACGGAGTCGGCAACATGGGTAACGGAACCCTCACAATAACTAACAGCACCCTAATAGGGATTGCTGGCCCTGCCGTTGCCAATCAAGCATCTGGAGTGACTACTTGCACAGGATGCACCTTTACTGCTGGAAACAATCACGCTGTTCTTAGCACAGTTACAGGTGTAACTATTAGCGGTTCATTATTTGATGGCCCAACTGGTGTAGTGGCTGTCCATAGCCAGCGACAATATTTAAGTGTTGTCCCAGCGTTGATGCAACATCGACGAGCTTTGAATGGCTCAAGCACTTTCTATACTTTGTATGGGCCAGACTTTGGTGTGTTTGGAAATCCTGCGTCCACTGATGTCAGGACAGGCGTATCTTATGCTGCAGGTAACTTGACAGGAACGCTTGCCGTCCCAGCCGCTGGAAGTGTTGCCCTTGGAGTGCCAGTAGACGCAACAACTGGAACAGCAGTCCTCACCGCAGCAAATGTACAGGAAGCACTCACTTCGCAGGGACTCACGACCACTCGTGCGGCAAACCTCGACAACCTAGATGCTACTATCTCTTCACGGCTTGGGTCTTCAGCTTACACGGCTCCAGCAAATTCGGATATTTCAGCCATCAAAGCGAATACAGATGCAAATCTTGATGCTGCGATTTCTTCTCGTCTAGCAACCTCTGGATATACAGCCCCAGACAATACATCTATTACTGCTATTAAGGCCAAGACTGATAACCTGCCTTCCTCCCCAGCAGCCGTCTCTGACATTCCAACCGCAGCGACAAATGCTTCGGCTGTTAGGACGAATCTTACAACGGAGCTTGGTAGGATCGACGTTGCTACATCAAGTCGCCTAGCAACCTCTGGATACACTGCGCCAGCAAACTCAGACATTGCGGCTATCAAAGCAAATACTGACGCAAACCTCGACGCTACGGTCTCCAGTCGCCTCGCCGCTTCAGCTTACACGGCTCCAGATAACGCAGACATCACAGCGATCAAAGCGAAGACTGACGCAAACCTCGACGCCGCTGTTTCTTCACGGCTTGCGGCTTCAGCCTATACAGCCCCAGACAATGTGGACATCGCGGCCATTAAAGCGAAGACTGATAACTTACCCGCAGCCCCGGCAGCCACAGGAGATATTCCCTCGGCCTCAACGATAGCCTCCGCAGTCCGGACTAACCTCGCCGTGGAATTAGCTCACCTGGACGCTAACATTTCTTCCGCTGGGGACCCTTCAGCCACCGCTACGGCGGTATGGAGTGAGGCTACTTCCTCTCTGTCCGTATCGGGTAGCATCGGTGAAAGGCTCAAGAACTCCTCCACGGTAGCCACAACTGGTGAGCAACTTACAACAGTCCTTACCTAATTTCCTCTTGACAAGGTATCATATACAACGCATTTAGTTGTTGCGTACAGCGCACTTACCCCTTTTTGTTTTAATTCATGGAGACTCTTTCACCTTCGGTCAATGACCCGTTGGTCGGCAATCTTAACGCCGACGGCTCCACTCCGCCTAGCCGTATCAAAGACCCGGACTCTCTCCATGCGGTCTATCTCCGTCTGAAACAATCCGATGACATCAACGCTCGTAACCGAGCCGAGGTGGACGCAATGTTCGACGGGGCAGCTCCTTACGACGATCACGTGCTCCGTCAGGCCGGAATGGGCCAACGGTGTAACCTGAACTTCGGCGAGGCCGAGACCCTCCTAGAGTCAGCTCTTGCCGGATATGTCGATCTCATCAACTCGGTGGAAAAACTGGTCAGTATTTCCGTCAAGGAGTCCGACGCTCAGAAGAAGTCTGACTACGAACAAATCATCTCCGAAGGATTTACAAAGATGTTGCGCGAGTGGGATGAGTTTTCCTTCAAGCACGTTCTCAACAGCACCTTCTTCATCAAGCACGGCGTATCGGTAGCCTATTTCGAGGACGAATACGATTGGCGTTGGCAGATCTCCAAGATCGGAGACTTCTTGCTTCCACGTAGAACATTTGCTTCGGAGGAGATGGTCGAGATCGCAGTCTCCCCCCGCATCATGCGAGGCCACGAGCTTTACAGCTTCATCAAAGACGAGGAGCGTGCAGCCGAACTCGGTTGGGACGTGGACGAGGTCAAGAAAGCCATCCTCGCCAACACCGGGGCTCAGAACACCTACCACATCACCGACTGGGAACGCTACGCTGAGGATCTCAAGAACAACGATCTCTTCGTGGCTCATGGCTCCGGATCGGAAGTCCGAGTGATCCATGCCTGGGTCAAGGAGTTCGACGGAACGATCTCCCACTACATTTCTCTAGCCGACGGCAGCAATAAAGAATTCCTCTACGCCAAGCGGAACCGCTTCCGCAAAGCCTGCGATGCGTTCGTGACGTTCACCTACGGGGTTGGAACCAACGGCTTCTACCAAGCAATCCGAGGACTCGGATATAAGATCTTCCCGCACATCCAGGTTTCCAATCGCATGAGATGCCAGTTCGTCGATGGCGCGATGCTTTCGACCTCCCTGCTCATCCAGCCGGACAGCCAGGAGTCTCTTGAGGATCTGGCGTTCGAGTATCTCGGACCTTTCAGCGTGCTGAACGCCGGGGTCAACGTCATCGACAAGCAGCTCCCAAACATCGGACAAAATGCGGTTCCGGTTCTTCAGGATATGCAACAGCAGTTGCAGAACCGCGCTGGTTCCTACCAGTCCACTGCGGGTAACCCAAATCCGAAAGAGCGCACCAAATTTGAGGTTCAGGCTCAACTCCAAGGTGACGCAAGGCTCACTACCGGAGCCATGAACTTGTTCTATGAGCCTTGGAATCGCCTGATCCGTGCAGCCTTCAAGCGTGCAACTCGTGAGGATTACCTTGCCGCAGAGCGCGGTGGCGAAGCCGTCGCCGCTTTCAAGAAATACTGCACCTCTCGCGGAGTGCCCCTCGATGTTCTTCACAATAAGGTTGAAGAGGTCAACGCCGTCCGCTCCATCGGAGCCGGATCGGATCAGCTCCGCTTGGTCGCGATGGATGAATTCATGCAGATGATCGGCAGCTTCGACGAGCAGGGTAAACAGAACCTTCTGCGCGATCGCGTTGCTGCTCGCGTCGGCTACGACCATGTCGATCGCTACGTTCCCGCCAAGCCAGACGCACGTCCGGTCATCGATCAAAAGATCGCCGAACTGGAGAATGCAGCCATGTCGCAGGGCAAGCAGATGCAGATTGCCCCGAACGAGAATCACTTCGTCCATGCTTCGGTCCATATTCCGGACATCCAGCAAGTGGCTCAGGCAGTGCAGCAGCAGCAGATGGACCCGCAGCAGGCTGCGGCTTATTTCCAAGCAGCCATGCCTCACGCTACAGCTCACTTGGAGCAGCTCGCTCAGGACGCCTCGCGCAAGCAGGAGTATGGACAGCTCAAGAAAGCACTCCAGCAGGCTGGGGAGATTGCAGAGCAGACCGCCGAAAAAGTTCAAGCTCAGCAGGCTCAGGCAGCAGAGCAAGCCCAGCAGCCAGGAGTTGCCTCAGAAGATCAATCAAAGCTCCAAGCCCGTCAGCAAGAGTTGCAGATGGAGGCGGAGCGTCACCAACAAAAACTGGCTCTCGAAGCCGCAGAAGCGAAGCAGAAGCTCGCTCTCCGCGATGCCGAGACCGCGCAAAAAATCCGTGCAGCGTCTGCTGCACAAATCGCCTAAAGCATGACTTACAAAGACTGGTCCAAAAGACCGGACCTGATTGAACAGCTTGCCCTAGTTATTGGCAGCGATGTTTTCCAAGCAGCTCTTTCGGTACTAACCGAGGAGCAACTACCCAAAACTACCCTGCGACCCGATTCCCCGAATCTCATGGAGAATCACGCTCTGCTCAACGCCAAGCGTGAGGGGTACTTCGATTTTTTGCGTAATCTCCGGACGCTCGCCGTCCAGAAGCCCGAAGTAGTTAAAGAAGCTCTAGCCCCGTGGGGACACGTGGCTGAGAAAGAATAAACCAACCCAACCCCAATGGACCCAACAGCACCAATCGAAACCGCAGCCTCTACCCCAGAGGTATCTTCAACCACGCAACAATCCTCCAGCTCCTTTGAAAAGGATTCCGGTTTCGATTGGGGCACTCGCCTCGACTCACTCCTCGACGCAGCCTCGGAAGGGAAGGACCCCTATGCTGAAAAGGAGCCTGAAGTAGAAAAGCCTAAGGCCGAGAAGAAGGCCAAGGGGGCGAAAGCTAAGGTGAAGGAAGAGCCTACTCCTGAAAAGGAAGAGACTCCTGAAGAACCTGAAAAGGAAGAGGAGAAAGATGAGACTGAGGAAGAGCCTAAGGCTGAAGAGGCTCCCTCTAACTTGACCGATAAGGCAAAGGTCAAATGGGGTGAGCTCCGCGCCGAGGCTCAAAAGGCCAAGGAGTACGCCAAGGAGATCGAGACCCTTAAAGCCGATCTGGAGAAGGCCAAGACAGCCGTGGTCGATACCTCTGAGGTCGAACGCCTCAAGCAGATCAACCAGGAGTACGAGTCCGAGCTTGCCGTCGCCCGTGTCGAGGCTACCCAAGAGTACAAGGCCAATGTGGTCACTCCAATGGTGAACGTGGTCGGCTACCTCAACCAGTTGGCGGAGAAATACGAGCTCTCCAGCAAGGAGATGCTAACTGCGATGGCTGAGTCTGACCCAGCCAAGCAGAGTGACTTGATCGCAGACATCGCCGCCTCGATGAATGAGCGTGATAGGTTGAAGTTCTACGCTTCCGCAGACGATTACTCCGAGATCATCCGCCGTCGCGATATGTTCCAGAACTCTGCCCGTGAGCGCATGAGCCAGATCGAGGAGAGCAGGCAGGCCGAGATCGCCAAGCAAACAGCCGAGTCAGAGAAGGCAAGCACCGAGGCCAAAGAGGCTTACGAGAAGGCTACCGACAAGGTGTTCGAGGATTTGAAAAAGTCTGTCCCCGTTCTCTCTGACGAGGAGATTGCAGCAGATGTTCAGCGTCTGGCGAAGGGCGACTACAGCAATGCCAACCCCGAGCTCAAAGCCTATCTAGCTCACTCGGGAGCTCTGCTGCCACACATCCTGAAGGCCCTGAAGGAGGCCAAGTCTGAACTGGACGCCGCCAACAAGAAGATTGTCGGCTACCGGAACGGATCTCCTAAAGCCGGATCGGGCAGCGCAGACATGAGCCGCTCGGTCTCCGAGGATGTCGGCTTCTTGGAAGCTCTGGACGCCCAACTAGGTTAATTCCCCTGTTATTCCCCGGCTCGCTGCAACACTAACCAATCGGTTGTTTGATCTAAACTGCGAGCTGGGGAATATATTTTGGAGAAATATAGTTGACAGAATGTGCGTTGTATAAGATACCTCTCTCGTGCCCCAGTCACCTCTACTTGGAACAAGGCGGTCTGAGCCTTAATCAGACTTCGTTAGTACATATTTTTAAGAGCTTAAAATCCGGAGGTAACTCTGGCTCTCCCCTGGCTCCGGTGAGGGAAAAACCACGATCGGTCTGTTTAAGCACTGGAAATATCCGGTGGATAGATCGGTTAAACCCCACCCAACCATTTTAATTATATGGCTTACGACATCGAACAGGTCCTCATTAACGAGGCCAACCGTATTGGTCCTGACATCTACCGCAAGACCCTCAACACGAGCCCTTGGCTCAAACTCATCAAGAAGGACACTTGGCCCGACGAAATGGGCGACTCCATCAAGGTCCTCACCTACGAGCGTTCTCTTCCCGCCAACAGCCTTTCTTGGAACCAGGTCTCCCTTGACCCCGTTTCCGGTACTGGCCTCGTCGGTGGTGGTAACAACGCCGTCCCAAGTGCTCAGGTCATCGAGTTCGCGCAGACCCTGCGTAGCTACAACCTGACTCACACCGCTCTTGAGAGCCCTAAGCTCAGCGTCAATGACCTGCGCTTCTCCCTCAAGCGTAAAGAGCAGCTCTCCAACATCTTCGCCATCCTCCAGGAGAACACCTCCTATGCTTGGCAGGATCGTTTCCGCGATGAGTACGTCCGCCTCGCCCAGAACAAGATCAACGCAGTTCTCGCTCCAAGCGGACAGCTCGTTGCTACCTCTGGCGATGGATCGGCCTTCTCGACCACCGAGCCTACCAGCACTCTGACTCAGGGCATCCTGGATCGGGTCTATATGAAGCTCATCCGTGATGGTGCAGGCAACAACCCTCTCGATCGTGAGAACGCTCGCCCCGTCTTCGGTGCGATCCTCTCCTCGGAGGCTTCCCGCAACCTCATCATGGCTAGTGAGAACATCCGTATGGATTACCGCTACTCCGATTCCAAGAATGAGCTCCTCGCTCCTCTCGGTATCGAGCGCAGCTACTCCGGATTCTTCCACATGGTCGATGATTGGGGTCCACGTTACGACCTCGTCAATGGTGCATGGGTCCGCGTTCTGCCCTACAAGGCGGTCGCTACGACTCAGGGACTCAAGCAGGACATCAATCCTGCCTACGAGACCGCTGAGTTCGAGGACACCATCATCTTCCACCAGGATGTGTTCTGCAACCTCGTTCCTAAGCCCATCACGGCTGCTGGAAGCAATGTTACCTTCGACGCAGTCTCTTACATGGGCGACTTCAAGTGGAAGAACATCATCACCCCAGACACCAACCCAGATGGGACCATCGGATACTTCCGTGCGATCCTCTCCAGCGGTTCCAAGCCGATCCGTCCTGAGTGGGGCTACGTCATCCGCCACAAGCGGTCCTCGACGCCCCTCGTTCTCGACACGGTCATCAACGCCTAATTGAACCTCCAGAGCAGGTGCTTCGCCCACAAAGCGGAGCACCTCTCTGGAACTCAATCCCAAGCGCATGAATCCAATGGAAGCATTCCTGGGCGGCGGAGATAAGAAGGCTGAAGAGCCTCTTGTCGAAGACGAAGCCAGTTCCACGAAGAGTGGAAAAATCAGTTTCATCAAACCCTCAGGTTTCAAGGTGCCCGATGGCGTCAAAGACGGGGAACCGTTTGACGCAATGGCGACCGTGAAGTTTGAGAATGGGAAACTTGTCCTGCACGAACTCGACGGCACCCCTGTCGATGACGAGCACGAGCCTGAGGAAGGCGGCGAGGAGGAAGCGTTGATGGAGATCCCTGAAGAAGAGGTCACCGAAGACGAGCCCGAAGAGCCAGTTTCCGAAGAGGTCAGTGAAGAGGAGCCAGAGGGCGAAGAGCCCGCAGACTTCCTAGACGCTGTCGAAAAGAAGTCCTACAAGTCCGACAAGGATAAGGAAGACAAGAAAAAGAAGGGCAACCCCTTCGCTAAGAAGTAATTAACCGGGAAGCTAGAGGTTCGATCCCTCTAGTTTTCCACCCCTGTCGGAAAACAATTTATTTATTACGCAAATGGAACTCAGCCCCTCACTTGGTGAAAATGTCCTATTAACTGAAATCGCCAAGGAGCTCGACTCCCAGAGCGGCTTCACCATCCCTCCCCATAACCAAGTTGATATGCAATACAGCAACAGCTCGTTTCCAACAAAGCCAACGTACATCACGTTCAAGCGAAATGGAACGCCTGTGTATTACCTCTATTTGAACTATGACGCTAATGGTGCTGTAACTAGCGTTGGTCAGGATTAATAGGCTTAGATCATGGCTAACCTCTATTGCATAAACACCGATTGGCAATACGGAGCTTGGGAAAACCTAAGCAACTGGAATACTGCTGCCGATGGATCTGGAAGCAATCCAACAAATATCCCTTGGACTGACGATGGGAATGGCGGTGCTTGGTATAGTGATTATGACTTAATAGATGCAACTGGAGGGCAAGGGATAAATATCAATTCTATAATTGATCCGAACCAAGTTGTAACTGGAAGTTGTAATATTATATATGTTACCAGCAACAGCGACATCTATGGCGGCACATTCACTGGTGATTATTTTACCAACGCAGCAGTATATGGAAGTTATGGAACTATCCATAGCGGCTTATTTACTGGAAGCAACTTTGCCCACGAGGGCATCATCTATGGTGGTACATTCACTGGAGATAATTTTACCATCTTTGGCTATTATGGGGGACCGGGTAGTGATTTTGACCTTGGCTACATTTATGACGGCACATTTTCTGGCAATAGTGTTACCTCCTACTTTGCCCAGATCTTCGGCGGCACATTCACTGGATATAATTTTTACAGCTTCGGAAGCTACATCAACGATGGCACATTTGAGATAGACGGCATCTCTATTAATACCTCATATCAGGGGTATACTACTTTTCCAGCCATCAATATAACTTCTGGTGGCACTCCCTACACAGGAGAGTGGCTTGGTCAAAATTGGGAGGCTGGCGTTTGGGTTAGTGCAATTACTTTTAATCTCTATTATGCAAATACTAATAATGATGCAACGTGGGACACGCTAGGCAACTGGTGGAAAGATGCGGAGTTTGCAATTCCAGCGACAGCTCTTCCATCAACAGGTGATACTGTTTATTTGTATGGGAATGTGTATTTTGCGCCGTCTGCTCCAGTAACGCTTAACCACATTTATGTGATGTCTAGTCAGGCAGAGTTAACTAATACAACAGGAGATGCCACATTTTATGGTTATGGAAGACTCAATGGAACAGTCTCAGGGAATGCCACGTTTAACGATAGTAGCATCACCTCTTATAGCCCTTCTGGATCAGTCTTAGGAGATGCCACGTTTAACGATAGCAGCCAACACCAAGGATCAGTCTCAGGGAATGCTACGTTTAACGATGACAGTCTCATCTTCTACGGAGTAATTTTAGGAAACGCCACGTTCAATGGCAACATCGCATTTACTAATCAAACCATCACTGGAACCTCTACATTTTCCATTCCAGCAGCCATTTTTTTAATTGGCGGCCTAGCTGGATTTGATGGCGAGGTCTTGATTGATGCCCCCTCTGGTGGAGGAAGCGACCAGACAATCGCAAGGCTGCTTAACCTTCCTTGGTTCATCAATTTATAATTTTGACCGACGAAAATGAAGAAGCAAACGCTGAACATTAATCGAAGGCAAAAACAAACAGATGCTTAACTGGTCAAAGCAAGCAAAACAAAATATGTCCGTAACCCTTACTCCAGTATCACAGCCAACACAGGCTCGTGCAACCCTCACCGCAGCCGATGTGTCTGCCTTCCAAGCTCTTCTTGGTGGCGCAAACCTCATTGTTCTGCCAGAAGGAAAGACAGCGACCGACATCACCCAGTTTGTGGTGAACGTGCAGCCTAACGGCGGCGGATTCCTCCAGATCGCTGTTAAGTAAATATCATGAGCAGCAACGGCACATCCTCTGATGTCGGCCCGACTTCGGCTGTTGTGTCGTTGCTATCTCTTGTTATCTCGTTTTTAGATTCTCCGCACATTTGGATGCAGAATCTCACGTTGCTTGTGTCCATGTGCGCTGGTTTTATTGCCATTTATGCAGGGATTAAACGGCTCTTAAAATGAACAAACTTCTTATTGTTTGTGCATCAGTACTTCTTATTGGATGCGCCCATAAGAAGCCATTAACTTATTTTCCCCCTTCCGCCACGGCGGTTGTTCAGTCCGTTGCGTCGGCCAAGACTAATACCGAGAAGCTGCGCCCCTACGTCCTTCCAGAGGGAAAGCCAACTCTCGACGCTCTCTCTGCTTCGCTTGACTCGGCTCAGATCGAGGTAGCCAAGTATTCGGGTAAGGTGGATGACTTGGTATTGCAGCTTACTAAGGCTGAAGATCAGGCCGCTTACGAGCATGAAAAGAGGATGAAAGCCCTCAAGGAAGTTTGGTTCTGGAGGCTTCTAGCTTTGACTATTGCTGGGATCACTTTGGCCGGGGTCGGCCTCAAAACGGGTTGGAAATTCTTCTTATGAAAGAGATCCTATGCTGCTTTTTAGCTGGGGGACTAGGGATGCTGGTCATGTTCTTTCTAATTTGCCTCACTCCAGAAATCGAGGACTTCATCTCCCGTAAGAAGAAATGAAAGATTTCTTCATAAGTGTCCTTGAGGCTCCAGACGGATCGGCTTCCGCAACGCGGATCGGTTTTTTCTTAGTGCTTTTGCTCCTCTTCGCCGTCGTCATTCGATGGATGGTGACTGGTCAGGATGTCCCTCCGGATCTGTCGAGACTTCTCGAAGTATCTATCGGTGCCGTCGCCACCACTAAGTTCGTCCAAAGATTTGCTGAGAATCATGATCGCTAAACTCGTCAAGATTGCAGAAAGCCAGGTTGGAGTCCGCGAGTCGGGAGCCAACTCGGGGGCGGAGGTTCGCAGATACCAAGAGGCAACTCACCTTGATCTGAAGGGGTTTGCTTGGTGTGCTGCATTCGTGGATTGGTGTATCGCCGAATGGATCAAAGATCCAGAGGTCGTCCAGTGGCTCGGCCTCAAAGTCCGCACGCCGGAGCAGTGGAGGCCAAAGACTGCCCTAGCATACGGATTCACGGCTTGGGCTAAAGATCGACCCAATACGACTAAGGTCTTGGAGCCAACCGAAATGGCGAAGCCCGGTGACATCGTTATGTACACTTTCTCCCATGTTGGGATCGTGATCTCCGACAATGGGAAGACCCTTCAGACCGTGGAGGGTAACACTAACGGAGAAGGAAGCCGTGAAGGCGATGGGGTCTATTATAAGACCCGAAATAGATCACTAATTAAGCGACTTGTTCGCATAGGTGCTTGATCTTTTTAACTGGGTATCCTATACAACACTACTACCACGCACTCATGTATAATCAGGTCAACCTCTGCAAGCAATGTGATGAAGAGCCTGTCGTCTATAACGGTCTCTGCCATACTTGCTTAGATGCTTCTTCAGAGGGTGAGGACGTATTTATCGGGGGGTCTCATATTGAAAAGTTCTCTAACCGGAAAACTAAGAGTCGTAAAAGGTTTGACAAACACGCCCCAGACCTCGACTCTTAATCGGGTGTAATATACTACACTTACACCACACATTTAAACACCAGCGGTAAAAATAACCAGAGGCTCAACTGTTCAAAGGGAGCTCCCAATAAGATGTCGATCGAACTCACTACTCTTCCTACCCCTATTTCAGCTCGCGCTGATATTGAAGCATCTAAAGTGCTTGCTATCCAGACTCTTTTGACTGGCGAGGACCTTATCCGTCTCCCTAATGGTAAGTTTGCTTCGGATATTATCTCCCTTTCTCTTTCTGTTCGTCAGGACGATGGAAGTGGGTTCCTTTCGATCACCATTAAGTAGTCCCACGCTTTAAGGTAGACGAGGGAGTTCCCCTCCCCCCTATTTTTAGATGGCAAGTTCTCCCAAAAGACCCACTCCTAGGCCGCTGACGCCCGATAATCCGGTAGTCAGTTACCCGACGCCCAATACCTCCGACCTCTTGGTCGTGCAGGATGTGGACACTCGTTTGCCTGGGTATGTTGCGCTGGAGTATGGCGACCTGCATCCCGATCAAGTTCTCTACCCAAATCTGAAGTTAGTTTACCAGACTCCCCTTGATCAGGAGCAGAATTTCATGTGGGTTCGTCGGGTCTACGCAGCGGACCGCGCCGACCAAGATGACTACAACTACGCAGTTAAGTACGGAAGCGGTCACACGGCACACCCGATCTATATCCGCACCTACATTCTTCCTCGTGAAGGGTACGAGCCGCCAGCGGTAGGCTCCACTGATCCCGTTTATTCAGACGCTACTTTCGTCGATGAAGAGATCGTCCGGTTGAAAGATGACCAGTCCGACGGGCAGCTCGATTCTCTTTTCATCAAGGTCATGCGGTCATATCAGACACTGCCTGGACCAGATCTCGTAACGCGCCAGAAAGGTTCTGCCGACGTAGTGCCAGCTAAGTTCAAGGCTCAGCGACAGTTCACCATCACCCGGACCGAGGTTCTCCCGTCGGAGTTACCGGACGACACAAGCTCTACGATCGTGGAGAGTACGGTCGCCCAGAAGGATAACGCCAACAAGGCTGAGAAGACCACGGTTGCCATCGATGCCGCCACCGAAGAACTCCTAAGTAAGAAGATCACTCCGCAAGGACAAGTCGCCACCGTACATGAGAGACTTGTGGCAACTGGCTCCGCAGACGATGCCATTACCCCAAGTGCGCTCGTGGTGGAGGGAAGTTCCGATGCTTTGGGCAATGGTCAGAGCGTCAGATCTATTGCGACAGTTGAAACAGTGTTCTCCGAGCAATCTTTCTCGAAGGAACGGCCTGACGTAGTACCTCAGAAATTCCGTGCTCTTGTCCCCGCCGTTACCTCTTCGGAGGTAGTCAGTACTGATGAAGAGGGAGACGCCGCTACTCCTTCACTCGATACCGGAGACCTCTCCGCTACCGAAGAACAAGTAACCGTTTTCAAGAAGAGGAAGCGTAAGACTAGTCGGCCCATTACTTCTACTGCTTCCCTAACTAGTGGGAAGTGGGTAAAGGAGTTTGGCGGCGGTCTCACTAGAGTTACTGAAAAGCTCTCTTCTGCCGATACTTCTGTTGCCGAGGAGGGCTTCAATATCCTTGATTCCTCAGTCGAGAATCTAGGTAATGGTCAGGCCGTTACTCAAACAACGGAGATGGTTGACGACTTCCCCGTACTAAAGGGCACTCAAGTTGACCCACGCTTCGGCGTGGTTATCGAAATTGAGAAGTCTGTAGTTGAATCGGGTACTCTTGGCGGCATCGAGCAGTTCGGATCTGGAGCCGGGGCAACGGAAATCGAGCCTTCTGATAAGCACCGCTCCATTCAGATCATAAGCAAGATCCCTTCTCTCCCCCCCGATCAAGTTTGGTATGGGAGGCGGCGTGAGTCTTTTCCCGATGTTGTTACTAGCGTAGTTATTAAAGGCACGGAATCACTTTCTACTGAGGTGAACGTGCAATCCTCTTCGGATAGCCCTCTCAAGTCTCGCATAACCCGTAAGTTCAGTTTCGGTCCTCCCGCTGAACCTGCCGACCCAATTCTTTTTAAGCCTCAGGCTTTTAATAAGGTTATTGAGTATTCCTTGCCAAGGGTTTCAAAGACTGCCTCTACAGGCACTAGTAACTCTAGCACGTCTGGAACTTCTACCGGATCTTCCACCTCAAATTCTACTGGCACGTCTGCTTCCGTAAATACGTCGGAGACTTCCTCAACTAGTAGCTCTACCTCTACAGGGACATCTTCTTCTAACTCTTCCGGTACCTCTCAAAGCACCTCGAATACTTCTGGGACTTCCACCTCGACAGGCACGAGCTCTGGCACTTCGACTTCAACGTCATCCGGTACTAATACTGGAACTTCGACGAGTTCCGGCACCAATACGACTACTTCAACGAGTTCCAGCACAAACTCTGGGACCTCCACTTCAACAGGTACGAGCTCAGGGACTTCAACATCATCTGGTACCAACTCAGGCACTTCCACCTCGTCTGGTACAAGCTCGGGTACTTCGACATCTACCTCAACAGGTACGAATACTGGAACTTCGACTTCAACTGGTACAAGCTCGGGTACTTCGACTTCAACAGGCACTAGTTCAGGTACTTCCACCTCGTCTGGTACAAGCTCGGGTACTTCGACATCTACCTCAACAGGTACGACTACTGGAACTTCGACTTCAACAGGTACGAATACTGGGACTTCGACTTCAACAGGTACGAATACTGGAACTTCGACTTCAACAGGTACAAGCTCTGGGACTTCGACTTCAACAGGTACAAGCTCTGGGACTTCGACTTCAGAAGGTATAAGCTCTGGAACTTCGACTTCTACCCAAACTGCAACATCTACTTCCTACAGTTCGGGATCTACAGGTAACTCAAGTTCTACTTCGGAAACCGTATATCCAGATGACTATAGTACTGGAAGCTCTACCGGGCCGACCACTAGAACTTCACTCTCGAACGGGGGTGCCTCTCATAGCCAGTCTTCCTCTGGGATCAATTCGTCTAACGGAAGCGGTTCCCATAGTGGAACGTCATCTTCAACAGGTACAAACTCTAGCACTTCAAATAGTTCGGGAACTCATAGTGGAACGTCAACTTCAACGAGTACGAACTCTGGTTCTTCTACAAGTACAAGTACTCACTCAGGCACTTCTACATCAACAGGAACTAGCTCAGGCACTTCCACTAGTACTGGAGCTGGAACCCACTCCGGAACTTCGACTAGCTCCGGTACGAACTCCGGAACTTCGACTAGCTCCGGTACGAACTCCGGAACTTCGACTACCTCTGGCTCTCATACTGGAACCTCTTCTTCCTCTACCACTGGCACGAGCTCGGGTACTTCTACCTCTACTAGTACCAGCTCGGGCACTTCTACCTCTACTAGTACCAGCTCGGGAACCTCGTCCTCTACTGGCACAAGCTCAGGCACTAGCAATGGAACTTCGACATCGAATTCTTCTTCGGCGGGTACTTCTGATAACTCCTCTACGTCATCTGGGACCAGTACTAGTTCCTTTGACTCCACCTCTAGCTCGTCAGGAACTTCTAGCTCCACCTCTAGCTCGTCAGGAACCTCCTCCTCCACGGCGTCGGGAACCAGCTCATCTACTTCAGATGTCGAGTCTACGGGGAGCTCCAACTCCACGGGGAATTCTACCTCTACGCAGTCCACTACTTCGACGTCTCAAGGTACGCAGCAAGGGACGAATCAATCTGCTTTCGACAATAACAATAACTCTACCAGCACGGGTAAGCAGTTGCTCTCGATCCAGCTACCGAGAGCCTTACGAGGAGCCTATACCCTTGAGGTACCCACAATGATCGGGGAAGCAATGGGCAACATTACAGTTTCTATTCCCGCCACATCTCCCTCAACCCTGCCCTTCGGAAACTGGTACGAAGTAACCCGAAATAGCGAGCACTGGCGTATGGGCATCTGGGTTACTGAGATCGTCGAAGTCAAGATTCCTGATGCCACATAATGGAGAACAGATATGTCCGACGAAGATGATAAAACAAAGATACCGAGAGTCACTGATACCCGGGAGAGGGACATTATAGCAGAGCAGGTTAAGAAGAGAGATACGGCTGCAAACAATGAGGGAGACCTAGACCAACCTTTTTCCCGTCGGAGTAGCTCACAAGCTATTTTACAGCAGCTACGAGAAGCTGCCCCGTCGATCCCAATGCTCGATGACATCTATGCTTCCGTAAAAGATGTCCTCGGAAAGATGACTTTAAATGGTCATCCGATTGCTATATCCGGTAGCGACCTTCAAGTAGATGCTTCGGCTTTTAGAAAGTCTGGGAGTTTTTCGGACTCTCCTCCCGCCATTAACATTTTTGAGAGCGGTTCTAATATCTTGATGCAGAACTCAGGAGCCGTATTGTTCTCCGGTCCTCACGGCGTAGAGCTCCCAGCTATCCCCTCGATCTCTATTCCTAGCCCTGCTTTTAGTACCCCACCTCCGATTGACGCAGCAGTAGTTCCCAGTGTCCTAACTCCCTCCACGGGTTCCCCTTCAATCTCTATAGATAGTGAACAACCTTTCAATAGGTCGGAGTTGGCGGAGGTTCCCCTACCCCAGATTCAAGCATCTATCGTTCCTTCAGAGACTGGCGAGCCGGGTGTCTCTCCAACAAGTTCGGTAGGAGAGGTCGTTCTTCAGACGGGAGATAGCTCGACTAGCAACACTCCAACCAGCCAACCCGAGGAGTCGGGATCTCAATCTTTCCCCCCATCTCCAACTGAGATCGTGGGAGCACCCCCAGAGGATTCCGGAGGAAATCTCTCGATGCCCGAGCCACCTGTATCTGAGGACGAGCCACATAGGGCCCCCGCAGACTCGAATTCTGGCGGGCAAGGTTTTGACGGCGTCGGTCAGGGTCAGTCTCTTACGGATAAAAGTGAATTACTTGGAGCGGTGGCTAGAAGCCGTAAGGCTGGGTCTCGTGCGGCTACAGCCTTGTTTAGGACTGTATTGTCATCTGAAAAGATTTATTCCGTTCTCGATACCTCGGGCAAAGTATCATCTGCTACAGATCCCTTGGTCCCAACATTCCCCTTCTTAGATTGGTCCGGAAGTATTAACAGCGGATTCAACGTATGGTTCGGGAAACCTGCTGAAGCCGATGTCTATACAGTCTCTCATTATAAAGATGCTTCCAAACAGATCTTCACTCAGTCAGATGTATCTGGTACCGCTAAACTCTACGGTCAGAATACCAGAGACAGGTGGTTCATGCTGGAAGCTAATGGTTCCTCTTCTGCACTACACGGGGTGGGGGGATCTGATTCTAATTTTCTCCTAAAAGCGGACTCGGTTGGGTCTTCCCTGGCGGTATCTAAAGGTGGGGGCATCTCGTTTATCAGCGATAAAGAGATAACGGTAACTGGTAGTGGCGGTGACTGGGGATCTCTGAAACCTGGATACCTCGGGATTCAAGATACGACGGGGAAGAAAATGGAGCTGGAGCCCACCCAGATAGAATTTACTGATGGGGCGAATACTGGAAAACTATCTGCTTACTCTACGGAAATCAAAGAGGGAGCTAAATCTGGTGTCCTAGATGCTAATTACCTAACGATGACGAATGGTGGGGATTGGGCTTTCATTGACTCGGCTCAACTTTCCATTGGTAGCAGCAGCGGTAACGCCGTTTATGAGGCAATTCAATTAACTCTTACGTCCAGCACAGGGCAATCATACCTTTCAACGGCAGCACTTCAAGTAGAAGTAGGAACTTATACTGGAGTATATGAAGCAGAGCAATTGACCTTATCTGGAATTACAGGAAGCTCCTATCTATCTACTACAGCACTTCACCTTAACACTGGCTCTGGCCCTGCAATAAAGAGTGGAACTTATGAACCGCATCAGTTAACAATCACTGATCCAGCAAATGGTCAGGCATTTCTTACTCCGTATCTGCTTCAATTAAATGATGGAGATAAACAGGCATCTTACGAGCCACATGAGCTTACCCTATCCAACCCACTAACTGGAGAGGCATTTCTTACCCCTCACCTACTTCAACTAAATGCCAATGGAAAGCAAGGCTCGTATGAGCCACATCAACTAACCCTTACCACTGGTCAGGGTGCAGGGGCTAATGTATTTATAAATGTTCCAACAAATGGAGGGACAGAAGTTAGTGCTTTTTGGCAGGAGATTGAGGTTTGCGTTGAAGGAAGCACAATGAAGATGAAGGTGCTTGGAACTGAACCCTATTAAGATGTCATGGCTATTAAGTTACCTACATTAAATCCATCAACTGGAGTGTGCGACTGTGAACCATATTGCGCCAGTGAAAAGGCCTATAAGAAACTCGTTGGGCTGGATGTATGCCCTAACATAAGTGGTGGACCTAACAATAGAGATTGCTATCGTTCAAACAAAATTCCTAGTTGCGTTAATGGAACTATAACTGGAACACTTTATTCAGATGAATTTTCTCAATGCTGCGCTGAATCTAAAACTCCAAAAGCCGATGTGTACGCATGGTTTGATGATCGCGGAACAATCACTGGAAATGGGAGTTCTTTAACTTGCGACCTTACAGGCAACTGTCGCTCATGCGGAGTTCAAGGAACCCTCACGCCATTCGTTGAAACAACATCTGGAGGAAAGATTAAACTAAGCATTCAGTATGCCACCTTCAATGCTTATTGGGGTGGGGCGTATGGCATAGATCTCACCTGCAAATTCTATTTTGAATGATCGAAACAAAAATATTTGAAAGGGCTGTAAGGTTAACAAACGAAGCCTCCTCTTTCTTTGAGGCTGCATCTGAGTTTGCCATCAATGGGTTCAAGACCACTACACCAGAGCAGCTAGAAGAAAGGCTAGTTATTTGCAAAGGCTGTGAGTTCTGGAATCCATCGGGATTTGGAGGGACTGGATCTTGCAATAAATGCGGATGCTCAACTCAAGCAAAGCTGCGGATGGCTACTACTTCCTGTCCCTTAAACCCGCCTAAGTGGGGTCCGGTTACTCCGTCTGAATAAGGTATCTTATACAACACCTTTTTCTTGACATACCGCACTACTTAATGCAGTTTTAACGGCGATAGCCCTTAGAAAGGCTGGTGATGTTGGTCGTCTGTCTCACCTCCACCCCTTTCTATGGCACTAACTCTCGATCAAGCCCGAACAAAGCTCTTCAAGTACGTCTCTCCGACGCTTGATGCTGCCCTGGTAACCGATCGAATTAACTCTGCGCTAGAGCGAATTTACGGCAGCGGAAAGTGGAAGGGGTTAATCGCGCCAGTCTCGATGGCTAACACCGACGATCCCACCCAGTGGTGGACTTCAGAGGCCGTCAAGTACGTGACTCTACCTCGCCAGTTCCAATCGGTGCTCGGCGTCCAGTTCGCCACGGGCGATATGCCCGGTCTCCCACGTCTGGTCTACCCACGCTGGCAGGAGTATATCGCAGGAGGCTCCGGTCAGGTGAACGCGGGCACAGGGATGCAGATGATCATTGATATGGGGGACGGCTTCGTCACCTACAACGAGCCTACCGCAGAGTTCTACCCCCGCTTCGAGATCACTGATGGAAACGACATCGGTCAGGTGGTCAAGATCTCCGCAGTCGATGTGAACGGGAACGACATTTTCAATACTCAGGGAAATGCTTGGCTCTCGGTCACGCTTACCGCCGAGGGGGTTACACTCCCCTCTCTAGTCGCTAAAATAGTTTCTATCCACAAGCCAGTGACTGAGGGGACCGTGAACCTGTTTGCAGTGAACCACGGCAACTCTTCTCTCAAGTGCAAGATCGCCGATTACGAGCCCACTGAAACAGTACCTAGCTACAAGCGGTACAAGGTTTCCGGTGGCGAGTTCGCAAGCCGACTAAACTGCCTCTGCAAACGTCGTTTTGTCGAACTGGTAAACGAAGCCGATGACGAGACTCTCATTATCCCCGGCAACGAGGGTGCCCTGAAACTCGTTCTCATGAGCCTCCAGTACGAGGACAAGAACGACATGGAGCGTGCCGAGACCTATTTCCAGAAAGCGATTCAACTGCTTAACGCGGAGCTGAAGGAAGACATGGGAAATCCCGTGATCACTTTGCAAATGAACCCCATCGGAGCCGCAATGCGGATTCCTGCTAGATACTAACCCCCAACTATTATGGACACATCCGGAACCCAAGAATCAGAAGCAGATAAGAGAAACACCAATCGAATTGGTCGGGCACAGACTGGGCAGGCTACTCCGATCAACGCTCCAAGTAGTTCGGGTGAGGCTCCACTTCACTCTTGGGAGGCTGCTCGCACCAACCCTTATACCGGAACCAGCATTCAGTCTCAGCAGGCTTATGTCCCCGGTAGTGTTGCGTCCAGCTCAATGCTCCCCCCATCATCTGATTTCCAGTACAGAAACCCCTTTTTGCCAATGAACAGCGGGGTCGGCCCAGTAGCGGGCTATGAATCTGAAGGTCAGGGGAGGGTAATAAATCTCCAGCCCACTCAGTCCAACCTCCCTCTCCCCGATGCTGGGATGCAGCCTTACGCCGCTCCGGTTAGCAATCCCTCTACTCCCCCAAGCAGTCTTCAAATCAGTTCTCCGGTTGTCAACGGGCTTACGGAACCTCCATCTGCTTCGCAGACAATCGCCCCGTCCAACCGCATCTTAAATCTTACTCCTCCGACCGCGACGGCGCACTCAACGATCTCCCCTCAGAATGGAATCGCCAATGGGATGCCAGTTGCACACGGAATCGTAAACTACCCCCGACATCATCGCCCTGGTGAAATCGCTGCTGCTCCCATGCAGCAGGTTCCGAATTCTGGACGGGGATACCGAGAGAATAGTCATCTCGGCGGACTCTTCGGTTCTATCTCGAACGCAGTTGGCCGCGTAGGAGACTCCGCCAACCACGCAGCGCACGGAACCCTAGGTCAGGGTCAGAACAAGCGACGTACCTCCATGCTACCCGGTCAAAGCGGCGTGAATCTTAAATAATATGGCAGCTACCACACCCATGTCCGAAGAAGAGAAGAAAAAGCAAGAGGCTGAAGCCGCCAAAGGTAAGCCTATGGGCGACGGCTTGCTTTCGCCCAGCGTTACGGATTACGGGACGCCTCAGACTTATGCGGATAAGCTACGGGCAGCAGGAATAAAGCCAGTAGGTCCGAATGACTCCCCTCAAGCTAAGTCTGAGGCTCCTATAGTTACGGTTGGTAAGGGCATTAAGAACTTTGTGATGGGTGATAACCCTTGGGCTAGAAAAGATCGTGAAATGGCGGCTATTCCTGGGAGCCCTCAATTCCCGCAGCCTACTTGGGCAACTCCCTCAGCCCCAGTAGCCCCGTCAACAGCAGCCGCTGAAGCGACCACTCCAGAGGTAGCTTCTGCCCCCGAAGCAGCGCAACCTAAGATCTACGCTCCCGACATGATGCAGCGGAATATGGATATGCTCAAGTGGAGGCTCGCCTATGGGCAGAACCACGGCGTCGATTCTAGAGCGGCACAGAACGAATATGATCGCGGCATGGCTGGCATAACAAATGTCCAGAATGTTTTCCGTCAGCACGACGAGGATAAGGCGGCTCGTGCGGCTGGAGTTCTTGCTAGAGGAAATGACGGGGTGGATCGTACTCTCCCGTCTGATAGCAAAGGTAACGCAATCATTCCTCAGGCTGGTTCAATGAGCGATGGATCTGGAAGGGTGCAGGGTCTCTACGAGTCTTCGGGAGGAATTACTCGGAGCGAAAGGAACCTTGATGGAACGACTACTTATCACCCTGCGGGTGGGGGCACCGTAACTATGGGCAAACCTAGAGGTGGATCGGTACAGCCAGCGCAATCTGTTCTCAACCCTCAAACTGTAGCAAGTAACGTCCTGAACTACCAAGATCTTAGCGGTGTGATCCCAAGGGGTACTCCAAAGGGAGAGCTTATCGAGGGAGTTCCAGCGAAGCAGTTCTTGGAGAATAACGCTAATCGTATCGCAAAGGAATCGGGCCCTATGGAGGGGAGCATAAATTCTAACATCCAGAAGGAGATCAATGCTCGCATCACGGCAACGCCAGACCTAACGCAAGCTCTTACGGAGCTCAATCGCCGTGGCATCATTGATCGGAATACGCCTGCCAGTGTGATCGAGAAGCGGATCGCCGAGTACAATAGCACTAAGGAACCCTCATTCGGAGATCTCTTGACGAAGCTGGACGCCGCCGCCGCTAAACCTGGATTCAATCGAGTACCAGTAGTTGTGGATCGCTCGGCTCCTAGCGAGCCAGACGAGAACTTCACCACTGGACCTGCAAACGTAACGGCTACCCCAGAGAGCGTTGCTCAATACAACGCTGGTAGAGATGCCGATGCCAAGGCCCGTGAAGTTCTTGCGTCTAAGAGCGATAATACTTTTGGTCTACCAACCACGAAAGATTTCCAAGCTGAAGTTTCTAAGCAGGCCGAAGCAATGCGAAACTCTCCCACAGCTCAGGCAGAGAAAGCCCGTTGGGATCAGTATACCGCTAAGAACGCTATGGAAGCGGCAAGCGCACCACGTACCAATGGCAATCCTCTTAGGGGTGCTCAGATTGATGCAAACATTGGTAAGGCCGCAGCGGGTATGGCAAAGGCCAATGGAGTTACTGATGAGCAGCTTAAAGCCAATCCCGAGCTTGCTGCAAGGTTCCTACCTAAGTCTACGGGTATCAATGCGCTGGGTAGTTCACTGCTTACGAACGATATGGCAATGCAGGCTCTCCGAGGAACCGCGATGCCAGAACTGGTCAACTATGCGGTCGGGCAGAATATGGGCGGATCGGTTACCGACCTTCGCCAAAACGAGCGTGCAAGAAAGCAGGCTGCTGACGTGGCCGGAACCGCCAACAATGTCTCCAATACAGAAACTCGCGCCGACAAGCTGAAGATTGCTGAGAAGGCTGCTGAGAACCAAGCGGAAGAAAAAGCCGATAAGAAGACCGCTCAGGCCAAGGATCGTATCGACCGACTGAGGAGACAAGCGAATGACAGACTCGACAAATACAAAGCCGACACTATGCGCGGAGGCAAAACCCGAGATGCGGATATGGCTGCCATCGAGGCGGAGCTAGATCGGTACAATGAAGAGGAGAAAGGGATTCTTAACCCCACCGCCGCCACCGCCCCTGTAGAAGCTAAGACCGCAGAAGAGGTCAAAGCACCTAAAATCGGGGAGGTAGTGGACGGGCACAAATTCAAAGGTGGCGATCCTGCCGATCAAAAGAACTGGGTAAAAATTTAACTTATATGTCCGACCAAAAACCTTGGGAAAGATACGCCTCGTCAAGCGACAAAACTAAAGAGGGGCCGTGGACTAAATACGCTGCCCCCTCCTCCGCCACTCAAGAGCCAGAAGAAAAGGAGGTTGAGACGCCGGAAGAAACGCCCTCGCAGCTTGGATCTTTTGGCCGTGAGGCAGGACGTAGTGTCATCCCTGGAGTAGCGGGTCTCTTGGGAGCAATGGGTACTGGCGCAGCCGCTGGTGCTCTAACTGGTCCCCTCGCCCCCGTTGCCGTTCCTATAGGGGCTCTGGCGGGAGGTATCGGTTTCGGCATGGGGGCTCGTAAGCTCCAAGATATGGCTTCCGATGAAATTGCTCCAGAGTCATTCATGGGAACCAAGTCGGCTCAGGCCGATTATAAGGCTAATCCAGTCTCTACTTTTGCCGGATCTCTGGTCGGCATGGGTAAGCCAAGTGCTTCTGCCCTTGCTGGATCAGTCAAGGCTCTAGGAACTCAGGCCGGACGCAAAGGGATCGCTACCATTGCCAAGCAGATCGGCAGCAAGGAAGCCCGTGAAGAGGTAGAGAGGGCAACCAAGGCCGTGATTCCCGGTACCACGACCTTGACTCCAGAAGCCATTGCAGCCGGAAAGGCTCAACAAGAGGCCGCTGAACAATTTGGGCACGCACTGGGCGGAGCCGCTGGCGTTAGCGTTATGACAGGCATGGGCATTGCCGAAGGAGAAGATCCTGGCACAGCAGCTCTCAAGGGTGTTGCTGGTCTGGCGGTCAAACCTTGGGTTGGCCCAGGCGGGGTGTTCCTCAACCCTTACAAAACCAAGGGAGGAGCTGCCTCTGGGGCAGTCGAGCAGGCCACTGAGACCTACATCCCACCAGGTGACTCAAACATCGAGAGTCAAGTTGACGACTTGCTGGCATCTAATTCCCCAGCAACAGCAGAAGCTGCGGCAGAGGCCACTCGAAAAGCAGAGGCCGCTCGACTGGCTAAAGAAGAAGCCGAAAGGGTTGCACGTGCCGAGGCCGCAAAGAAAATGGCGGCGGATAGGGTTGAAGAAACCACGACTACAAATCCGGATAATGTCGGCCCATCTACTAAATACTTATTCGATAGCAGGGGGATAGATCAGGATACGCAAGAGCTAATCGCAATTCGGTTGCAGCATATCCTGAAGAAAAAAGGAACTTTAACGGCTGACGATATACCGCGAGAAGATACCGACAAGTTAGACACTGGGTCCCTCATGCTGCTGAAAGAGCGCATAGCTAAAGACCCGCAAGGTGTAATTGACGAATTGAATAAGGTAGGGGGCACCGATGGAAAAAGCCCTTTAGCATCTTCGGTAGAACCCGCTCCGGCCCTACCGGATGTATCGGGTGCTACCGAGACCCCTGCTGCCTTACCAACCGACGCGGTCGAACCTGAGATCGATCCAGCGACACCGGAAGGGCGGGTAGCCCTCCACGCAGCCGCCTTGGCTCAGAAGCCCCAGAACCTCACTTTCCATACAGACGGAATCCTGCGCGAGCTGGAAGAGGCCAAGAAGAGTCAAGCTCCTGTAACCCCCGCCGAGAGACAGGCTCAAGGCCGCACTCCGGAGCAGTACGTAGAGAATCGCAGGTTTGCCGATCTGTACGCGAATGAACCTAAGGTTAGCAAGCGCACGGGGAAGCCAATCCCATCAGTCTCCCAGTTAGTCGATGCTGCGATACGAGCAGAGGATGTACCTCTGCTTCAAGAGCTGCACGCCGAGATGAGCGTCAGGAAAGCCTCCGCCGCCAACAACTCTATCAAAGAAAAGATCAGTCGTGAGATTGAGGCACGTACTGGTCAGAAGCCAGTCGCTCCAGCTCTTAGGATTACCGGAGAGAACGGCGCACCCCGCCCAGATGGAATTGCGCCTTTTGACTTGGAGAAGTGGCTGGAAGAGAAATGGCTATCTGAAGGCGAAGAGGTGACAGAGGAACCAGTCACAGAGTCACAGGATGATATTGAAGACTTTGAGCCCCCCGTCGAGATCAACGCTTCACCGAAAGCAGTTGAATTAGCGCAGAGTGAAAAAATTAATCTTCAGGACGTACCTGTACGAATCAACAAGAAAGGCCAGCCTCTCAAAATAACGGTGGCTGATGTTCAGAAGCACCTTAACAATTTAGCAAAGGCTCAGATCACGAGGCCAGAGACGGTTGTGGAGCCTCCTGTCGTGGAAGAACCTGTTGTAGAGACTTCGGTGGAGGAGCCAGTCGCCGAGACCCTTCCAGAAGAACCTGTAGCTGAATCTCAAGTCCCTAACTACTGGTACAAAGATCAGGAGTCCCAAGAATACTTCGAGAGGTTTGAGTCGCTAAGGGATCAACTATCGAAATCTACCGACAGCAAGGAGAGGGACGCTATCTCCAAGGAGATCGGGGATATGAAAAAAGATTACCGCTTAGACCCAGAGCGTTACTCCAGGACAGATCTCAACAACCCGATGGCTAAGACCTTCGACCAAGCGGGCTTGGCTGACGGAGAAGGGGTAGCATCGCTCAAGGGAGCCCAGTGGAGGGATCTTGGAGTACAAGAGACTGGCACGATGAAATTGAGAGAGGTGACTCTTGAGAATGGAATCGTTACCTACGTGGATCTCAATACCTTGCCGGAACCCGTCAAGGATCAGTTGGATGCTGATACTCCAGTTTTAACCCGTAACATCTCAGCCATTAGTCGGGCAACTGGTCGCAGCCGCAATACGCTTACTAAGTACGAGGAGCAGGGTATGCCTACGGGAAGTGTGGAGCAGGCCGTAGCCTGGATTAACAAGCGCACCGAGGAAGGAGAATTTGCGTCACAGACTTCCGCCGCTGTAAATTCCAGCACCTCGCTAGATGCTCCTGTAGGTGATGGCGATGCAACTATCGGGGGAACCTTTGTAGGCACTGATCCCAACAAGATTTCGGGGGCGCAGCAGAACTCTACTGCTGCTTTAGTCAGTAGAGCCATTGCTCACATGGGGCGTCCAGACGTACCCTTGGTGCGCCGTCTAGCTCTAGCCAGAATGCTCGGTAAATCAGAGATCGCTGACCGACTAGGTATTAGCGATGAGGAGTATAAGCAGATTTCGGATGCCGCACAAAAAGTCGAGGACGAACTGTCAAATCCTAATCCTCAAGCTAAGTCAGTAGATACCTCTGCCTACGAAGCTCAAGGAATTGAAAAAGCCTACGCTGCTATCGAAAGAAGCGAGGGGGAGTTGGTAGCCCTTGAGCAAGTCGAAGGGGAGATCGAGTCTGAGAAAGTCCTTGAGATCGCTTACTCGATGAAGGAGAGCGAGATACTTTCGGAAAGTGAGTTTGAGGAGCTCCTTTTTAAGTCTGATGAACAAGACAACGAAGGGAGGAGGTCAACCTCTCCTGAGGAACTACTCGAATTGTTGAAAGATAGACTTGAGGCAACTAAGGAACGACTTTCTGCCGCTGAGAAAATATGGAGCCAGACGGAAGGGTTGGAAGAGTCTGTAGTAGGCCAGTCAAGCTACTTGAGTCGGGTTAGTGAACGAGCTGACAGGATAGCTGACATGGATTTCACTCCAGATCAGTTGATGGACAATGTTGTCGGCAACGGAAAATTTGAGGTGAGTCCGCTCAGATCCATTGATACAGGGGGACGGGCTCAAAGGAGCAAAAAAACCCGTGAAATAATAAAACAGATCAACAAATTAGAGGAGTACTACGAACAAAAACAAGTTCCGGAATGGGAGAAGATAAAAGATATTATGCACCAAACAGGCGATCTTCCTTGGGAGGAAGATCAACTTCCATTCGGTATGGAAACATTCGTCCTCCACGCCCTGTCAGCGAATGAGATGCCGCCAGATCTCACATTAATAGAGCGAAATAAAGCTAACGGAACAATCGATCCGTATAGAGCCGGGGCAGAAGCAATAGAGCGGTTGAGAGATTCTGTCAGGGGGTCAGCCCTTGAGTCCAAGTTAGAGGGGGCGTTGGAGCGACTTTCTAAATTTAATAGTTTTGCAGATCCTTTGAGAGATCAACTTTTTAGGGAGCTTAGAGACATTGATAATGAGCAGTTAAACGCTATTGATACAGGGTCACAGGGCGACAGGGTTGCAGAGACTCGTGGAGAGCCGATCCGAGTGACCCACGCCGAGGACGTACTCTACGATCTCGCTAATAACCCCGAGCACGACTCGATGGTAAATGTGGTTGCCCAGTTCCTACTGAAGAAATTCGCAGGGTCTGGTAAACTCCTACGCATTCCGGTCGATGTGCATGATAGGTTGGAGGCTGGAGTATTGGGAGAGTATGACCCAGCAACTGGACGAATTGCTCTTACGAAAGACAGTGCCGCTGAGACTATCCTTGAGGAAGTATTACACTCACTCACTGCTGATAGAAATCTTCCTCCTGAGATACAACGTCTCTTCAAGACGATTCAAGCTGAGGCGGTTAAGAAAGGGCTTACTTCTAAAGAGCTTTGGACTCGTGCCGCTGATCCGACTGTCCTCAATAAACAGGAGTCCGACGCATTCCACTACGCTTTCTCCAATCCCCACGAGCTACTCGCAGCCGCTCTCAAGAACCGAGAGGTTCGTGATGCGCTCAACAATCTTGAAATCCGTGACTCGATTACTGGGAAGCTCGTAAGTGCCTGGAAGTACCTCAAGGGTGAGCTGATCAAGTGGCTCGGATTCAACGTCAAGAAGGACTCCGCCCTAGATCAGTACTTGAACAAGATGTTCGATCACATGAGTGAGAGAGAGTATGGGGAGCCTACGCTTGACACGGAGAGTGGTAGTGGTGTATTATACCAAAAAGTCAACCCAAATAACTCTCAAAATGAAAAAATCTCAATCAACCCTTCCGATATCCGAGACTCCTACATCAAGCGGCAATACGGAGCTACCACCAAGGAGCTACCTGAGCGAATCGCACAGGATCTCGTCAGAACGAGCGATGGAAGCAATCTCCAAGCAGCCCTGGAGGTCAGCCAAAGAAGCCTTAGCGGATTACGACCGAACAGTAAAACGAGTGAAGCCTTCAGAAAGGCAGCCCACGCTGCTGAAGCGGACGCCCTAGAGAAATGGGCCAAGGAAAACGGCCTATTCATATCAGAGGACGAATTTAACAGGCGTTGGGAAGAGCAAGGGAAACGAGGAGAAAGCGAGCATCAAGTTTACTTTGATGAGGAGACTCAGACTTGGTGGAAGCGAAATACTCTTAATTTCCACGATGGGTCTCTTACGGCGTACTTGGAGCGCATCGCTGCACAAAGGTATTTGTTTCCGGAACTAGCTCCTAAATTCAAGGGTTTCACCACTTTTGAGGGCGAGCTTATGCCCGTCATATCCCAACCAGACGCGGTAGGTTCGGAGCCAACAGAACTGGAAATTACTAACAGCCTTAAAGCTAGGGGTTTTAAGGAGGTCTTCGAGACGGGTAAGGGTATGTCAAAAGCCCATCAACTTGCTATTGACGCGGGACTCAAGCCGCCCGCTCTTCCAGAGCCGAAGCGCGTAGGCTTTTATAACGAGGAGCTCAACTTGTGGCTTGAGGATGTGCATGAAGAAAATGCTAAGAAATTATCTAATGGAGAAATTGGAGTATTTGATCCTGTAACCTACTTTGTTGGTAGGGAGCCTTTTCAACAGGCTCAGGGCGGCAAGCTCCGAGCAATCAGCATAACCCCTCAGAAACCTAAGCCCACTCGGGCTTTGGAGAAGGATCTACTGACGGCTGATCCGGAAGTCCGGGCAATGATGGCCGGAAAGACCTATATCCCCGAGAGCTTTAAGCAGTGGATCGATGTAGCAGAAGATTGGATCACAACCCGAGTACAGGCTGGTGACTCAAATAAAGATATCGCTCGTATGTTACTCTCAGGAGCAACTAACGGACTTAATACGGAGCCGGAGATAGCTACCGCCAAGTACGTTGTTGCCCAGCAAGCAAAAGTTCTTAAATGGGCACTGGAGAAGCAGATTAAGTCAGCAGGAGTGAAGACGATTGCTGATGAGGTGCAACTCGCCGAGTACACAACTACGGGAAACCAGTTGACCCGTGAGCTCTCGGAGAAGGCTACCGCAAGCGGTAAGATGCTTGCAGTATTCCGCATGATCTCAAGGAACATGAATGGCAGGTACATCATCGATGAGTACCTATCCCCTATTTTCAAGCAACAAGCTGCCAAGTTGTCGGGCGACAAGACTGCACAGGAGCTGAAAACAGCGGTGCAGGCTAGCATTGAAACAGGTGCTGAGGAGACTGTGGGTAGGGCAAGGACGTTGATCCGTAAGATCTTTGCCTCCAGCAAGGAAGTACAAGATGGATTTGCTCAGAGCGTGTTCGACTTCTTTGACGCTGTTCGCGACCCAGACAACACGAGCCCTTCTAAGAACTCTACGCCTCTGGGCATTCAGTATGCGGAGAAGGCGGCAGCTTCCCTTGCCAAGAAGATTGCAGGATCAGTAGGTAAAGAGTCCAAGGTAAACGGACCCGCACTGGAAATCCTTCAAAAGAACATCCACCAAGAGATCTCTGCGCGTATGCGCGAGGTGTTCAAGGGGATCGAGGAAAAGCCGGAGTTTAATCGGGAGGCAGCAGTTAAGGCACTCGCAGAAGGGTTGGATATTTCCGAGCTATCGGAGAGAGCGTTTAATTCCGCTAGGGAGGCAATCCTAGTGAACCCCGATGCAAAGATTAGTCCTGCCCAGCGAGCAGCTCTGGAAGGAGCAAAGTTTGATGGCGGAGCCATGAAGAAAGCTCAGGACTTACTTCGCCGAGAAGTTGTTTTCCGTGATGTGGTTAAAAAGACACTAAGTGATAGGAACGCGAGTCGGGAGGCTCTGATCGGTGAGATCATTACTAATAGTGATTTAAGCCCAGAACAAGCTGTCCGGGTGGCGGAGTCCTTACGTCAGACTTACGAGTTTGAGGCCCACAAGTCGGCAAAGACTCAACTAGATGCCCTGTTGAAAAACAAGGCGGATCGAGACGCTAGGGCGGGGATCAAACAGATCAAGGAGAGTGACATCCAGAAGATGTTGAAGCTCGTGAACCTAGGTGCGTTTACAGAAGAGAGGTTTTATAATGCGATTTCAGATAGCTACAAACTACCAACTTGGGATGAGAGATTTAGTGCTCAGATCGAGAAGGAAGCGGCTGAAGTACAAGCTCTCCCAGAGGGTCAGTACCGCAACCAGAGGACGGGGGATCTCCTCAACAAGATTGCAACAAAGCGTACTCAGGAAGTCTTGGGTAAGTGGAAGAGCGTAGAGGGTATTTCTAAGATACTCGATATCACCACGGCAGCATGGCAAGCGGGAGTGCTAAGCGGCCCTCCTACCCAGATGGTCAACTTGGGCGGCTCGCATATCAGTGTCGTCACTGAGACTTTCATGGAGTCTCTCGGCTACTTGTGGCAGACTGGAGACTCTAGGTACATTGCCGATGGTCTTTCTACTATTTACGGCTCGTTTCTAGGAAAGCGGTCGAGGCAGGAAATTGGTAGGGCTTTACAGGAAGGGACGACCCAGTACCGAGTCAACCAGATGGAGGGAGCCTCTCACTTGGAGAACCTAGATCCAGCCGACTACAAAGGTGTTGCAGGTTTGGTCGCTTCTTATGCAAGCAAGCTCAAGTACGTAGGTCGCGCCATGCTGGCACTTGACGCTATGAACATGGTGTCCGCCGACGAAGCCAAGCAGCGAATGGCTACAAGGTTCTTTTTGGAACACAAGCAGGGCAGATCCACCGAACAGGTAAACGAGATCATTCGCGATCTCTTCTACCCGGATCAGAAAGTTACAGAAGGGGTGCGGGCGACGGCTGAAAAGGAAGCTGCTGAGGGGATGTATGGGGCAGACAGCGGAAACCAGAAGAAGTGGATCGAACGCCGAGTCTCTGAGTTGCTTCAGAATCGACGTGAGGAGGTTTATAAAGGGGTGACCGAGCAGGGGTCTAACTTCGCGGAGCACGCTACCTACAACGAGGGGGCTCATGGAATCTTGGGTAGGTTTGTGGCGGGTTTTGCTTCTCAGATGAATTCTGAGCTCAAGGTCACGAAGTTTGTGCTCTCGTTTATGAACACGCTTTCCAACATCATGAACCAGTCTTTGGACTACACGGTGTGGGGGGCACTCAGGGCGAAGAATATGTCGCCCTCTCAGCGATCTTTTTCTGAGAACAGTAAGTACGCTCCTAGGAAGTTCGAGGAAGGCTCTCCGGAGCAGTCCGCTCAGTTTGCAAAGTCGATTCTCGGGACTACTGCATTTATGTCTCTGGCGTATCTAGCCTATAAGGGTCTCTTGGAAGAGCAGGAAGGTAAGGTTCCTTTTTTTGCTATCCACGGGGCGGGTCCTCGTAATTCGATGGACAAGCAGCAGTTAAAAGACACGCAAAAATGGGAGCCTAACTCCGTATGTATCGGAGGCCACTTCTATCGTTATGTGGATTGGCCTGCTCTCGGGATTTTATTGGGGGGTCTGGGGTCGGGATTTGATACTATCCGATATAAGAAGGATGAGCAGACGACTTCTGAGGTGGCGTGGGCAGCAGCTCTTTCCTCGGCTTCCACGGTACTAGACAAGAATATGCTTTCGGGTGTTACTAACCTTTTCGAGGCGTTGCGGGCGACAAATCCTACTCAGCAGACTAGCAGTCTGAAGAGGCTGGCGGGAGGGACTGTGGCTGGGTTTACAAACCCAGGTCTAGTGCGTTGGGCTAGGAATACTTTTGGCATGGATAAAGACGGGCAGGTAGCTCGACTTGATACAGGCACGACCGAGGGCTGGCTCTACTCAATGGTTCCAGCATCGATTGGTTACAATACGCCTGCACTCAACACGCTGGGAGAGCCGATCAAACAGCCTTGGTACTCTGCCACCACTTGGAGGTTTGTGAATGCCAGCAACATGGCTCCTCATCCGATCATCTCTCCAATAATTAAAGCAGGATTGATTCTTCCAAACCCTAGCAAGGCCACTGAGTTCCGGTATCTGGACGCTCAAGGGGCGATCGTCAAGAGCAAGATGGGTAAATACCCAGAGGTTAACCGCCGTTTTGTGCAACTCCGGGGTGAAGCCATGAAGGAGATGCTTACGCCGGAGATGATTGACCAGCTTTCCCAGTACGCAAGGGAAAACAAGAACCTAGCTCAAGATTATCTCGACTCTAAGATCGGTAACGCTGCCCGTAACCACGCGGTAAAGCAGATCGAGGCCGAGATATTGGGCGGCAAACTGAAGTTAGGATGAGAACGACTTATACGCCACGTACCCTAGTGAAAAGACGCACAACGGGATCATGATATACCACATGGCGATCAAGAAAGCGATGAACACGGGGGCGAGCAAGACTGATGAGATGATTAAACCAGTACGCTTTACCCAAGGCTTCGGTTGCCCCGGTTTGCGGGTGTAGTCAATCTTCTCATACTTGTGACGATTCTCAGGGTTCCAATAAGCACTCATAATATGTTTAAGTTGAATAGTTTAGATTTAGACCCGCCCGGAGGGTGGAGGTGGCACTGCGATGTGCATGACATCACCCTAAAGGCGGGGGCGTTTACCGAGTTGCTGTTTAAGGTCAACAGCTACCTGAAGGCCAATGGCATCGTGGTACAGGGCGACAGGGTTGCATGGTTACAGGATGCCATGTGCCGTCAGAACGGATGGGGCAAGGAAACCTGTACCGAGGTCTAGTGGGTGATCGACATTCCGGGGGAGACCAGCGTAGTGGTCTGCTCCCCCCTATCGGGTACGGTGATGATCACTGCACTCCCATGCTTGGGATCTGCAATGGTGTGGACCCTGCCTTCTTGGGTGGAGCCGTCTTTCATCTGATACTCGTATCGTCCGGCATAAGTCCTACCGCTGACCACCTGTGATGCGTCGATGCCTGGAGGAATCTGAGCGTTGAGGTTAGGGGTTAGCAGGGTTGCAGGTAACAGGGCTGCAAGGAATAGAGTTTTAGTTTTCATGTTGTTTTAGGGGTTGTGCTCGTCTCTCCGAGCAGTCACGCCGTGCGTCCCAGGCGTTCAGTACTCTCTAATGATGTATTACACTACGACCACGTCCGACGCAAACACGCGGATCTGGAAATAACCGCGATCCGGTTTGGTAGCGAGGGGCGACAAGGAGTCTTCCTTGTAGGTCACCTGAAAACCAAGCACACCGAGCGCGGGGGCGAGGTGGTTGAGCTGGTTGGTGATCGCCTTGGCGTAGTCCTCTCCTCCACTGGCGGGGAGGAAGGTGTGGCACTTGTAGACAGGGGCTTCCTGACCAACAAGTGAGCCAGCTTCCGAGGCTTCAGTGATGGCTTCGGCGACTGCGTGCTGGACATCGAGGTCCAGCTTCTCGTCAGCTTCGTGGTTGATCTCCTTAGACATCGCCGATGATGGAGTGAAGGGCTTCGAGGGTGTCGCTCTCAGTATCAAACTGGAAGGTGACGAAGACGGGGTCTTCAGCCTTACTGTAAGCGAGGTCTACCACCAGCGTCTTGTTCTCGTTCCGGAGGGAGACGAGGCTGACGTGGGCGGGGTTGATGTAGGTATCTTTAATTTTGACGAACATGGGGTTGGGTTGTTGGGGTTAGAGGTTTATTCCCACGGCCACTGGGTATGGTTGATCATGGTGACAAGCGCGATTAAGCCGCCTGCCACTACGATGTAGGCCGTTAAAGTCATGCTACTGGCGAGATCGGTTGGCCGACTTGCTCATCACCCGAAGGTTGGACTTGCTGTTGTTGGCAGTGTTGCGGTCGCGGTGATCGACATCTTTGCCGTCACCTTTACGGACCCGACCAGCCGAGACCATTTTGGCCCGGGCGGTATTCCGTTCGGCTCGACGCTTGATCTGCTCGGGCTTCCCTTGGAAGTCCCGGTACTCTTTCTTGTAGTTGCGTGCTGTAGGCATGGCTATTTCATGGATTTGGAGCCGCTGCATTTCCACTTCTTGCGGCTCAGGTTGTTGGGGCTGTTAGGATCGCTCTTCCAGTCGCCCTTGATCTTGGCCGATCGGGCGCAGTAAGCGTCTCCTTTGGAGGTTCCTGGTCGAATGCGATCACCGCCGTCCTTAGCCTTTCCGGCCTGTCCGTAGCGGACGGTCTTGGTGCGACCTGTGGTAGGGTTAGTGACTACTTTTGCGAAGCGTTTCTTTGCAGTTGGCATGGGTTACTTTGTTGGGGTTGACGATTTATCTTTAGGTGAGTGTTTGTTTTCACAGGTGCAGGTATTGAGGCTGCACTGGGCACCTTCAGTCATGACGGCGAAGATGATGTCAGGAGCCACGATAATCTGATTGCTATCCCCCGTGATGTGAATGCGACCAGCGGAACTGGTCTCGTAGACGCCGTGTCTGTGCTCGTCCTTGAGGTCTCTAGCTAAGAAGCCGAGAATTTCGTCTTCATCGGAGAAGTCGCCGGAGTCTCCGTTGAGGAACTCTTTGATGCAGTGTTTGATCTCATCAAGGTCACATCCCAACTCTTGGAATAGAGCATGAATGGCTACTTCAGGTGTTTTAAGAGAACTCATAGAGAAACTGCGTTGTAGTGTTGTAGTATATGATACCAGTGTCAAGAGTTAACCTTCGTAGGCGGTACGCGGGAATGATGATAGGAGCGTTTTGCCACGGCTGGGGTGACGTTTGACCTTGGAGGCAAGCAACCGCTCAACCTCTTCGGTGAACTCATCGAGGAAGCAGGAGCCAACGCGGTTGAACCGGGGGCCGAAGTTGTTATGGGCTACGCGGAGGGCGAACTCTTTTACTTGAGCTCTATTTACCATCGTGCAGGATCGGGTTCTTTTTGTCTTAGCAGTATTTTCTTCGGTCATGGTGTTGGGTTTTGAAGGGTTGAAAAAAGGGTTGCCGCTTTGTCGATTGGCGACTGGCTGCGGCGTACCAGGGATAGAAAGCCCCATCCATAGGAGGGCTACCCGCCAGGGCTCTGGACAACTTACCCGATTGTTTACTTAGGTTTAGCCGCTCCGTTCAGTTTGGCTCGGATTAGAGCCATGTAGAGAGGGCCTTTATTCGTGGGCTTTACCGAGGGTGTCTTGGCAAGAGCTAGTTTCTTTAAGAATTCAGCGTGGTTAGTGCGTGGTGTCATATTATTGTAGGTAAAAATAAACCGCACCCCAGTTACCCAGGGTGCGGCTAAGAGGTTCCTTTATGCTGCCGCAGCGTCTTGCTCGATCTCACAGAGAACCATTGTGGCGGCTCTAGGATCGAACTCTTCGTGGGCGGTCAAGCCCTCATGGATAAACTCGAAGAGTAGCTGACCTGCATCAGCTCCTTCGAGGGTGTCTAGCACTTTGTGCAACCGCGCACTAAGGGCGTCGAGGGTTGGTTGATCTAGCAACCGAATCAGATCGGCAATGTTGATTGTCGAGGAGTTCATATACAATTTAAGGAACCGACGGGTGGGGTTTTTTGTTTGTTCTGGCAATCCCAGGCTACCTCAGCGGGTAGATCGTCATGACGCGCCCATATACCTTGTGGGGGATAAGTGCGAACAGGTGGGTCATAACGAAGCTGTATTCAAGGATTGCCGGAAAGGTTATGGGGCGTTATCGGTTTGGTCAACGCCAAAAGGTCTTTTTAATAAGTATTTTGTCTAGGTGGTATAATATACCTAGTATACGTAAAACAAATGAGGTATATATCACTGATATTTTGAGTGTACTTGGCGACCATATTATTGCTTTAAGAGCTACTGGTATGTCCTATAAGGACATTTCCAAGGCGATTCCGTGTTCAATGGGCACGATCAGTTACTACTTAGGCAGTGGGCAGAAAGAGAAAACCGTATCTCGGAACAAAGTGCGGAGACGCAACATATCTACTCAAATCAAGGCTGAACACGGCGGATGCTGCGCGGTATGTGGGTACAACAAGTGTATCGCCGCACTGGAGTTTGATCACCTCAAGCCGGAGGAGAAGAGCTACACGATTTCATCACGTAGGAACGATATGCCTTCCGCTCTGCTAGAGTCTGAAAAGTGCTTGCTGCTTTGCTGCCGATGTCACCGGGAACGCCATGCTGGGCTACTCGACATCGGTGCCTATTTGGCACCAGACCTATGAGCAATCTACCTAAAGGAACTCGACTTTCGATCGACCCGTACAAGGATGCTTTGTATTTCTTTTGCCCTTGCTCGCCGGAACAGGCAGCGGCTTGGTGCAAGAAGAAAAAGATAGAGCTAGACTTGGAAGGGTACGAGACGATGGATGCGGTTACCTACTACTCTAATTGCGGGAACATCGTCTTCATGCAGAAGTTCGAGCCGACTCCGGCGAAGATCGCGATTCTTGCTCACGAGTTGGTTCACGTTACTTTTAACACGCTTCACGCCAAGGGGGTGAAGGAAGAGGCGGGCCATGAGGAAGCCTCAGCGTACTTGCTGGACTCCCTCATGGAGCGTTGCCTCAAGTGGCTGATCCGATCGGAGAAGAAGGCTTCCGAGTCGCAAGTTGCTCGCGACTAAAGCGGCGTCCGCCTCCGAAGGTGGACTTGTATCCTAGCTTATTTTCTAGCCACTTGGCGCAGGCTTTGTTGACTGAGGCTCCGAGGCTGCGGTGCTCGCCCCAGCCGGAGTCGTCGTCCGAAACAGTGTAACCGAGGGCTTTGCCGTTGCGGCGTCTGCTTGTGAGGTGTTCGTTCATGATAGGTTTTGTTAATTTTGGATTAGTTGACCAACGAGAGTTCGATAGGCGTGGGCGCATTGCTGCCATACCACTCCGTTCCCGAGGGCGCGGAGCTCGTGGGTGCGGTTGTCATAGGTTCGGCACAGCTCGGCATAACCCATCCGATTGGAAGCCCCATCAAGGTCTCCACAAACCTCGGGGAGAGCTTGGCTGTGATCTTCTGCTTCTGTTGCGCCGTCGAATCCGACTTCGCCGCCTTCTCCCGATCCGGCAATCCCACGATGGCTGGGTGATTGCTCAGCCCCAACTGACCGAAGTTCGGTTGATTGCCGATCTTCCCAGCCTCCATCGAGGTCGGTGTCGGCCAGCTTGCTTGCTTGTAGATCTCCACCGAGGAGGGATCGACTTGCTCTCTCAAATTCGCCGGAGCCGTTCTCCCTGAGCGGGTCGTAGTTGCTTGCCGAAGTAATGCTTCCGGAGAACGTAGAGCCATGTGATCTAGAGTATTGGGAGTCGCCCAGTTGTTCCCCACTTGGATCGCCTGAGATTTGAGGGGCAGATGAAGGTTCACTCCCTTTTCGGCTTGAGTCGCTGCTCTCTTCTCCCACTGCTCCTTGGTCTCCGGTTGATTCCAATCGAACGCGCTTGGAGTCGCCCACTTTGTTGTCGAGGACTCTTGGGGGCTCCCAACTGAATTGGGGTTCGCCTGGGCGAGCAGGCCACCTTCCGAGTACGCCTGAACTGCTACATCCAGCGTGTCCATCGACACCTTGCCGTTCCGGATTCGCCCCCCCTCGTAACCTCCCTTGTGATCCCTCGTCGAGGCAGTCGGCCAGTTCTTCTCTGCTACTGCCATTCCCAAGCTGTATCCTCTCGTCTGACCAACCGAGGGAGGTACTGAATTCACGGAGTCCTTCCAGTCCCTCGCATTTGCGGTGGGCCAAGATAAAGACCCGTTTTCTCTGGTGAGGTGCGCCAACTTCAGACGCGCTGAAAACTCCCCACGTCGCTTGGTAACCAAGCTCTTCCAGATCGCTGATGACTGTGGAGAGTCCCATCGAGATGTGTCCATCGACATTTTCAAAGAAACACTGGCGAGGTCGCATAGCCCTAATGCCATCTGCGATCCAAGGCCAGAGGTGTCTGGGGTCGTCCTTCCCTTTGCGATTACCGGCGGCTGAAAATGGCTGACAAGGATATCCGCCGCTGAGGATAGAAACTCGGTCACGAAAGAGTTCCCAAGGGAAGGCTTTAAGGTCCGTGTGGATAGGGCCGACATCCAGTTGTCCTTCTTCAATGCGGCGGAGAAGGATCGAGATCGGGAAGGCTTCCCGTTCACAGTAAGCGATTGTTCGTAGAGACGGCAGAGCTGCTCTGAGTCCCAAGTCAATGCCTCCGTATCCAGAGCAGAGGCTAACGTGTGTAATTGTTTTGGTAGTATCCACATTTTTATTTGGTTGCGAGTTGGGTTGCTGTTGGTATGTGCGTGGTATGAGATACCTGACGCACAAGTTGACTGACTGAGTTTTTACGAGCCCCGTGGGCTGGGAAGCCGATGATGAAGTTTCGATCTGCTTTCTGGCACAGGGCGCACGTAGAGCAACTGATCGTCTTGGATCGGGCTGCTGGGCAGGTGACTACCTTGTGTCCGGCTGGGGTGAGCTGGTTGCGCTTGGCTACGTCTTCCTGCGGAAGGACGACGGTTACAGGCAAGCCCGTCTTGATCAGCTTGTCGGCGTGATCAAGCGTGTTGGCACTGAGGTTGATGGTGAATCCGTGCGTGTTGGCGGATCGAATCAGATCCAAGTTCCGACGAGTCGGGGGCTTGTGTGTGAAGGTGAACCCACGCTTGCCTTGGTTGGCGATGACTAGCTCTTCTAACTTGTTGCGATCGATGTCGTTGTTGAGACCCGGCAAGTCTCCAGCTTGGTTGTGACGCCATAGCTGACGAGCTGGTAGCTCGAAGATCTGACGGATGAAGGACTGCCAGTTCGTACCACGGGTCTCGTTGGTCACCGCACGCCAGTGGAGTGCGAGAGGACCTCCGTCCGCGTAGCACCCGTTAGCTTTGAAGGGGCAGGCATCGGGGCAGGTATCGGCGGAAGAGGTAGTAACGGGTATCGTGCCAGTCTTCGAGTTACCAGACCGCAGGGTCAGATGATATTTCATAGGAGGTAGTGTTGTTGTATATGATACCTAGCTAATGTAAGCAACCTCGTTTTCTACGAGAATGCCGGAGGCGTCCCCCGCAATGACGCAGAACGGCTGCGACTTGCGGGTACGGGTGGCGGTGGGGACGCCGCACACGATGTCCTTAACAAGGTGGCAAGCCCCCTTGAAGTGGACGGTGAGGATGTTGCAGCCCTGTGAGCGTGATGCGGGTTTGTTGTAGTGATACCAGAATTTCATAGTGTTATAAGCGGTTGATGGGTTGGTTGGTTAATCTCATGAATGCTTCGAGGCACTCGACGTAATCTTTGCCGTACTTGATAAGGTGCTCCTTGGCTCGGGGGTGAATGAGGTCGTCGTAGTAAGTGTCGTAATGAGGCTCGGTAGACATCCCCATCCCCTCAGGCCAGTTAACTCCCGAGGGTTCCTTGGCGTAGCCGAGAGTCTCAAGCACCTCAGGCCAGTTAACTCCCGAGGGTTCCTTGGCGTAGCCGAGCGTCTGAAGTACCTCGAAGGCGCGTTGACCTAGTTCAAGGTCACCACCGACAAGGTCGATGGGAAACGGCTCCCACTCGGGATCGTTCAGCTTCTGGGTGGCGGTCTCGTGGACGGCTTTGGCTAGGTCGGGGTTGTCGTGTATTTGTTGCGTTGTCATGATAGGTGTTTGGTTAAGACCGCTTGAGGCTCTCCAGCAGACGAGCCTTGGCGGCTTTGGCGATGTCCCTCTTCAAGGACTTGACGGCGAGCTCGGGGGTCTCGCCCCATCCAGTGAACTCGTTGGCGTTGATGGCTGCGTAGCCGACCTCGGCTGGCTTGAAGCCAACCTTAGCAGTTCGCACCTTGCGGTTAACCCAGTACATCTGGATGTCGCCTTGATCTAGGGCGACTTCACGTCGGCACTCGATAGCAAAGAACTTATTATCGAAAGCCTTCATCACCTTGGAGGCTGGCGTGTGGAGCCAGTTAAAGGGAAGGTTGGCAATGCAATCGGTGCGATTGCTTCTCCAGCCAGATCGCACCTCGCAGAGGGCGGTGATGTCGTATGGTCGCAGATCGTCCCGAGTGATCGAGGTGTTCCAGATCTCGGATACTTTGAGGACATCCTCGATGCAGTCCTTGATCCGAGAGAGCACTTGATTCTTGTGCATCTGGATTCGCTCGGGGAGCTTCTTATTGATCTTCTGGATCACGTCGAAGTACTTGGGTCGCTCACACTCAGCGGTTTTACTGAGGCGTCCGACATCGCGTAGATATTTACGCTGGTTAATAACGGCTAGTACCTTGCTGCGGTTCTTCAGGATGGCGTTGAAGAACTGATCCCCGAGGTCTTCCCGCAGGGTCTCAAGTTCAAACATCGATTCGTCGATGCTTTCTTTAACTTCATTCCACTTTCGTTCGTGGTACTCTTGGTTGTAGGTGCTCTTAGGTTTTGGTGGGTAGGCGATCATATTGTTTAAGGGTTAGTTGATTAAGGTTGTTCTTCGATGGAGCCTTCCTCCCAGTATCCATCATTGGAAGCGATCCACTCGAAGCCATCAGAGTTTTCGACAATCTGACGAGCTTGCTTCATGGAGGAGGCTGTAAACTCCAAACGCATGGTTGTGATTATGGACGCATAAGCGACGTACTTATGGGGTCCCTCTTTCTTAGGTCTTAGCTTTGGCATGGGGTTAGTTGGGTTGAAGTCTGCGTGTTGCAAGGGCTACTAGTTTCCGATCTTCGTAGGACTTGGGGATTTCCAGACCTACGGCTGCGAGAGACTCACGCTCAAGCTCCCACTCCTTCACTGCGTTGCGGTGCGTCCAGTCTTGGTGGGACTTGGAACGGAAGCATTTGATCAGGCGATCGAGCGTTGGTTTGCAGGATTGCAGGGCTAAGGGTTGCAGGGTCGCAAGGTCACAGGATGACAGAGCTTCATCATCCAAGTCGTCCAAGTAAGTGAAGGGAACGGGCACCTTGCGGGGTACGACGTTACTTTTAATGACTTGGTTGTTCTTGTAGTCCCAGCGGGTATCGCACTTCTCCGGTATGTGCAGGGACTTGTCTACTGCTTCAAGGGCGGCTTTACCCAGCGATAGAGTCCCGTGGCGGGAAGCCATAACTAGGTTGAGCGTCTTGTGACGGCGAACCAGTACTAGACGCTTCTCGCCATTCCAGAGGGTGTTGGGGTCGGCGACTAGCAGGTACGCTCCGCAGCGTCCGGCCATTGACTCCGACTTGATCTCTCGGTCGAGCCAAGCCTTACCGAGTTTACTTGCTGATGAGTATCGTTTACGTTTCATTTGTTTAAGGGTTGATTGTGTTACTCGCCGTCCTCCGCGATGTGGATGGTCTCGCCGAAGGGAGCCACGCCGGACTCGTTGCCGTACACACACCAGATGGTAGGGAAGTCCCAAGCAACCTCGGGGAAGCTGCCGTACAGATCGGTGAGATAGATGCAGACACGAGGGTCGATGTTACGCTTGCGGATCTCCTCGCCTACTGGCTCGAAGCAAGTGCCGCCACCGCCCTTGAGCTTGAGCTCGACCAGCTCACCCTCGTGATACTCCTGCACATCGGTGACTCGGGAGTCGCACTGAATGATGGTAACCTTGGTAGGCTTGCATCGGGTGATGAGGTTATTGACCTCGTTCTGGAACGCACCGACAACCTTGGGCACTCCGTAGATGGAGCCAGAGGTATCGAGAGCGATGACGATCTCGCCCAGCGTCTCGTCTTGGAGATCGGGGAGTACGATGTCGTCCGGAAGGAAGCGACGATCGGGACGATTCCAAGAGTAGTCGTTGGCCGAGGTCTGATCGACGAAGCGTTCGAGAACCTGCTGCCAAGGAACCTTGGGGTTGACCATCTCGTCGATGAGAGCCTCGATGCAGGCGGGGATCGTGCCCTGCATCTTGGCAGCGGTAGCGGCTTGGATCACACGACGCTCCCACTCGGAGTTCATCTCGTCAGGTGTCTCGCCGTTCTCGCCGCCAGCTTGATCCTCGAACTCGCCCCATGCGCCCTGCTCACGAGTGCGCTGATCTGGCTTGCCCTCGTTGCCGCTGGGCTTCTGTGGCTTGCCGCCATTTTGAGGCTGCGGTTCGCCGTCTCCCCCACCCTCGCCCTCCTGAGGTTCAGGTGTGCCAGGCTGAGGCTCTGGACCCTTGGGTGGCTCGGGAGGCTGAGGTGGCTGGCGACGGCGCAGCTCAGCGAGGATTTGCTCACATGATAGGGGGTCGAACTCGTGGTCGATGCAACCGCCGTCAGGCAAATCCAACTTACGGGAACCAGCGGACTGGTTGTAGTTATCCATGAAGTTGTTGATGGCGTAGTCGCCAGCGATGTTACCTTCCTTGTCGCGGGGCAACCTAGTGAGGTGACCTAGCGCAGGGTGGAGAACCTCGTGGACGAGCAAGCCAGCAACTTGTCCGACGCTGAGAGAGTTGATGAAGTCGGGGTTGTACTTGATGATGACGCCGTTGGTGCAGGCCGTATCGACGGAGGGGTCTTCGATGCGCTTCATGCTGAGCAGAAGGCTGGCGAAGAAGGGGTGGTCGAGAACAATGGTGGTCGTGGCTTGCGCCACTTTATCGGATGCTTCGGACATATAGTTGGATGTTTATTTATTGGTTGCGTTGTTAGTGAGTCGTTTGATTGCGCTGTTTAATAACTGGCAGCGAGCATCGGCTCGTGCCCAGTCGTACCAAGTGGAGTCTCGGTACTTGAGTCCACTTGGTACGTACTGAACTACTCGGTATATTGGGACGTATAGGTGTACGTCTTCCTCTACTCGGAACATGGTCTTAGGCGAACACGTCCTGATTGTCGGTAACCCAGGTGGTGAACGCTGGGGTAGCGCAGAGCTTCTTGTTGGAGGTGACTGCCGTCTTGATGGCAAACACGCCGAACTCCTTGCTCATGCGGTCGATGTACGTGGTGAAGGCACCCATCGTGGCGGGCTTCACACGCTTAGCCAGACCAGCGCAGGTTGCGTAGATCGTGGAAGGATCGGTCGGCACATCCGACCCAGTTGGGTTGAGCAGCACCGCATCGAGGTCGGGGAGCTTCTCGTACACGCCGAGGAAGCCGAGGAACTCAGCGGCAGCGGACTGACCGAGCACGCCCTCTAGCAACAAGTGACGCACATGGCGGTTGCTGCTGGTCTCCACAATCTTGCTCGCCTTCTCCCAAGTACGGGGGCTGGCGAAGTTGCTGACGCCGTCCCACTTGGCACCATTGAAGGTGGTCAAGAGGTCGGGGCGGAAGCGGATGAAGGCGGTGACTAGAGAGTCAATGCCGTTGTTCTGTCCCCACTTGACCCAGTCGTTGAGGTCGAGCTTGACTCGGATGTTGACGATACGATTGACCACAGCGGAGCTGAGCTTCTCGATGTTGACACGATCCTCGGCGCGGTTACCGAGGAGGCAGACGAAGGCGTCCTTGGGCAGCTCGTGCTCGCCGACTCGGTTGTCGTTGAGAAGCTGAAGGGCGACGTTCTGCACCGGGCGAGTGGCGCAGTTGAACTCCTCAAGACCGATGACGGGGTTGGCGGTCTGAGGCCAGAAGGCTGGCTTGGAGAAGCGCATGGACTTCTCGCCGGACTCGGGGTCGGTGTGGAGGTAGGGGAAACCCTGTACGTCCTGCGGGGCGTAGTAGGCGAGACGGGCGTCGATGAACTCTGCGCCAATGCTGCGAGCGTACTCGGCGACGACGGCGGACTTGCCAACTCCAGGCTGACCCTGAATGAACGGCCTAAGCCCTGCGGCGTGGCAATCTTTGAGGACGGAGGTGAGCTGAGATGGGGTTGCTTCGATGGTTGTCATAATGGTGTTGTTTAAGGGTTGGACTGACTTGTTTGGTTGATGATTACTGACTGAATTGTTGTTGTGGTGTGTGATACCTACCAGCCGAGCTTGGCGAGGATGTCCTCACCAGATGCGTCGGCTTCTACTTCTACTGAGGGGGCTGCATCAGCTACCGAGTGGATCTGCTCATCAGTAGGCTCGTTGATCTCTTCGGCTTTAAAGATCGTGGAGGGGTTTGCCCAGCTACGAGGAGAATCAAAGATCTTCTCATCGAGCTGAATGACCGCAGGGGGATCGGGTAACAGGGTAACAGGCTCGGGAGTCTCCTCGACCTTCACCTTCTTGCTGTCCGGTGCTGGTGCAGGGATCGTGCCGCCGAGGTGCTCGATGATGCGTCCGCAATCAGCGGCGACCATAGAGCGAGCAGTCTTGCTCTCCCTACAAGTCTCAGGCTGACGGCGTAGGCAGTTGTCGATCTCGTTGATCGCTCCGAGGATCTCCTCGTCCTGCACAACATTGAGTCCCCTAGCCTGCTCGGAAGCATCCCACACGTTGGTGAATAGGGTGTCCCGATAGATGGCGTTCTCATTCTGCAAGCTGGAAGACATGGCGACCAACGGCGTGAGCAAGACTTCCTTGATGTAGGGAACCATCGAACCGATCTGATCGTTGAAGGTCTCCTGCACATCCGACATGACTGCCGAGGCGATGTCTCCGAAGACTCCGAGCATCGACCCATTCGGTGAGGTGATCTGTGCGGTGCGAGTCTCCTGCGTGAACTTGCTGACCACTTGAGTCACTGGAGGAAAGTCGGCGTCGTCGAACATAGTGCCCAAGCGGGTCTTAGCCTCCTCACGGGCAATGTTATACTCGTCGGCTACTCTCTTAACTAACTCGTTGCGCTCGTCCAGCTTGACTTTGATCTCACGAGTCAGCTCGATGTACCTGGAGGCAGGGATGAACCAGATGTTCGGACCCCAAGGGGCTCCGTACTTCTTGGGGATTGTTCGGATGTAGGCATCCAGCTTCTTGATCATCTCGATCACTTGAGCGTTGACGAGGGTTTTGTAAACCCGAGCTGACTTCTTGTCGGTGATGCCAGCGTCGGCTCTCGCCTTGGCACTGGCTTGCTTATCCAACTTCTCGGTGCCGAAGCGACCCAGCGTGATGGAGTAGAGGATGCCGCCGGAGCATACTCGGCTGGCTAGTTCGTCGGGTGTAATGAGTGCGTTCATATATGATAGGGTTGATTGTTTAAGCGGCTAGACGAGCACGAGCTTTAGATACCTTGGTGAGGGTTGCCATGAACTGCTCCAAGTACTCTTTCACTACAGGCATCTCTTCGGTAGGTGCGGTGTTGTCGATGACTGACTTAGGGTCGAGTGCATCGAGCTCTTCTCGGATCATCTTCCTAATGCTGTGATCGCTCAAGTGATTGGGGTTAAGCATCTTGTGGTGCTTCTTCTCTATGTCTTCCAGCTTGTTGTACTCAGCCAAGAGGTGGGGCGGCATCATCGTGGTACCTGACCCAGTGGCGTGATCCTTCTCGTTAACGAGGAAGCAACTGATACTCATTCCAGAGTAATAGGAATCGACCGATATAAAGGGAGTCCAGACGCTTGGGTTTGCTTTGATCCAATCGGTGGCGAGAGCCTCAAAGGCTTCCTCGGCCACCTTGTATTCGGCCTTGGCGTCGTCCCACTCTTTCTTTAGCTGCTCCCTGCGGATGGGTAGGAGTTGATTGATGATCTGGGATCGGGTGGGCGGCTTGACTTTGGTTGCGGTGGTCATAGGTGTTAGTAGTTGAGTAGAAATGACAGGGTTAAACAGAACGCGGCTGCAAAGATGCAGAGGAACAGGGCAGTGAGGATGGCGTAGCTCCACTCTCGCTCGTTCCGGAGCTGGGTTTGGCGTGCCATGCGTTCGAGGTAGGGTCGGGTTAGGATGTCGTATTCTTCGGTTGTCATGGTGTTGGTGGGGTTGGGTTGTTGACGATGTGCATGAGGCGCAGGTAGCTTGTGGTGCCGATGCTGGGCTGTCCGTTGGAGTAGTAGAGCTCTTGGAACTTCTCGGGCTTGTCGGGGAGGTAAAACCCAGCCCCGCAGACAACGCAGATGTGGTGCTCGCCCACATAATAGTCGCCACCACCAGTATCTTCTTTCCAAACGTGCGGCTTTCCGCACAGGGGGCAGAACCATTCGGTCTTAATCCAATCGTTCTCGGTGCTCATAAGTCAAAGGTGAGTTGGGTTAGGTTGTGGTGCTTCAGTTTGTTGGGGTGCTTGGTGAGGCGGTGGTAGCCGCCCATCTTCCACTTGCCGTTGATCTTGGAGATCCAGCCACGGCAGTCGGCGTTCTTCAGATACCAATACTCGGTGGAGGCTTGCTCCAGTCTGTTGAAATACAAACTGCGGTTACGTTCGACGATTCGCCTAGGAACTCGATGGCTCATGGTGCGGTGGCTTTGGCGATTACTCCCTCGGCACGCTCGACTGCCGCGCTGATCTGCCGATATGCAGACGCATCCTCATAGTAAATATCCTCTTCAGGGAGGTACTGGATGAGGGACTGCAAAGCGGCGAGCAACTCGGGGGCGGCGGCGATGAGTCGTGCGTTGGCTTTATCTTCGTCCCAGATACCCTTGTTCGGCTCGGGGATTAGCTGGGCGATGGTTCCTATGCCGGAGTCGTCAGTGATCCAGAGTGATCCGTTGTACTCGTCGTAGTTCCAAGGGCCGGGTGTGTGTTGTGTTGTCGTCATAATTTGTTTGTAGGATGTCTTTTGGTATCGTGGTTGATGATACCACGCAACTAGTTTTTATTTTAAGATTACTTTGTTGTCAGGTGACTCCAAGGAATCTCCTCGACATCAGGGTCACAGGGCGACATGGCAGCAATCCATATGTCGATCTGCTCAGCAGTTGGGCACTTACCGAACTTGTCGTAGTACCTCCAGGCTTCACAGGATATGCAGTGAGCTGTGTAGGTAGGGCAACGCTCTCCATACTCTTTGATCATTCGTTCATCGGCTTTCTCTCTTACCGATTCGATCTCATACTCGGAGGTATGCTCGGAGTACTCGTAGTTACCCGCCTCGTCTTCAGCTAATGAGGCGGCTTGCTCCTCGTTCTCAGCTTGGATCTCAAGCGTCCGACAGGAGTAGCCAGTGCGGAGCACTTCGACTAGGTAGGTCTTGAGTGCTGGCGCAGCAGGTTCGTCGGGGTAGCTGATATCCGTAGTGATGGGTTCAACCAGTGTCTTAGGATTTGGCTTAGACTTACCTAAACTTATGGAAAGTACCCGCTTTAGGTCGGCTTTATATATAGCTTGGCGAACCTTAGGGCCACACCTCAAGCAGCTCCGACCACTAGACAAAGGAGCGGCAGGGAGTCCGAAGTTGTCTTCGCACAACTCTCCGCAGAGTGAGCAGACAAGGGTTACTACAGGAGGTTTGAGTTTCTTTTTACGCATTATGATAGGTGTTTTTATTAACGGCGGATGATCTCGCGTCGGGAAGCAACAGGCTTGTCTTCCCATGCGTCGGGTGGCTGGTGGATCTTGCCAAGGCTCATGCCAGCGTCCTCCTCATCCTCGGGGATGGAGGCAGAAGCACGGCGGGAGCCCAGGTGCTTGGGATGGCGAAGCCAGTGGGTGTGGGTGGTTCGGATGGTTCGGCTCATAGGGATTAGTCGGTTAGTTGATGGAGAAGGAGCAGGTCACTTGACCTGCATCCAAGTAGTTATGCTCCAAGAGGAACCTGGCCTTAGCCTCCTTGCAGGTGCGGCTCCAGGTCGTGCTCATGTGGTACTCGCGCTGGCCGTTGAGGTGGCGCAGGTAGATGTCGATCTTCGGGTAGTCCCGCTTTGATCCGTATGATTCTTTCATAAGGTAAACTTGTTTTAGGTATGTGGTTTCTTATACCGCCTACCGAGAAGTGCAAGACTTGTTTGCCGTGTACTTTTGATAGGGAGATTTTGCAGGAGTCGCCGCAACGAAGGCGAAGTCCATGTCCACCATTCCGGGCTGACTATACGAGGTGATCAAGGCATCCGGTGCTTCGATGCGGTTCGCATGGCGTCGGTAGTACGCGGCGATGGAGTGCATGGAGCGATGGGATTGAGTGAAGTGGTTCATGATTACAGAGTTTGGGCTTACAGCCGATTGATGATGAAGTTGGCGGTGTAGTCGTCCTCCGAGGGAATGTCGGTCTCCACGGGGGCGATGTATTCGATCTCCTCACCACGGCGCACGAAGGCGAAGGGCAGGGTGATGTCGTTGCTAGGCTCGGCATAAACGCCGTGGGCGATGGCATGGTCAATGGTCATGGCTTTCTTTCCTTTTGTGTTGGTTGTGCGGCTGCTGCAAGACACATCGGGTGCCGCGTTTATCCGATGTGGTGTAAGAGCATTACCGACCCATCTGCTGGCAGTAGTAGCCAGCTCTACCCTTGTCGTTCTGACGGATGTGTCGGTCGTTGATGTCGTACCGATACAACCCATCGGAGTTGGGGTTGGTGGATCGACCAAAGAAACGATCGTCTTGCTCCTGCTTAGCCAGTCGGGCAGTGGAGGATCGGCGGCGGATGAATCGGGACATAGTTGTTGGGTTGGTTGGGGTTAAGCGAAGAGGTACGCCGCAAAGAGGGCGAAGTAGGCGATGAAGATAATAGCTCCCAAAAAGGTAGTAAGTATGGTTCTCGTGTGCATGATAGGATTGTTATTTAGTGGTTGCTTATACCGAAGAGTTGATGTTAAAGGATACCGAATGAATCAACTAAATGTCCCGTGGGACAAGATTAAAGAGTCAGTGGAAGCAGGGATGCCGATGAGGAAGGTGGCTTCTCTGTTCGACATCAAGCTGGCTACAATTAAAGCACGTAGCCTGAGAGGCAAATGGGATACACCGAAGAGGAGATCGGATGCACTGAAACAGGCGATCGAGGAGCAGGGTAACAGAGTAACAGAGTCACAGGGTCGCATGGCTGCGGTTAATAAATCTCTCACAGAGCAGATAATGGCCGCAGATGCTGCTCAAAAACCTACATCGGCAGCTTCAGTGGTCGATATTGACCAAGCGACTAAGGATTACCGAAACAAAGGGATTCAGAAGATGGCAATGTTGTTGGATCAGAGCATTGTTGCTCCACCTAGGAATTGGAAGGACATGGACATTGCCGACAAGATGATGCGGAGGTTGCTCGGCATTGATGACAACGAGGGCAAGGTCAACACGATCGTGAGCCTTCAACTTGTGAATGAGAGACTCATGGCACAAGGTCAAGATGTAGTCATTGAAGGCGAGTTTATTGCCGAAAGTGTACTAGAAGTGTCCGATCCTGAACCCTCACAGAGTAATTTGACGGGTTTGGGATCTGTAACCGAGGAAAACTGACTGCAACCCCACCCTTTGCAGGGTGAGGCTGAGGGTCAATGCTCCTACTTGTCAGAGATTAGGAGGCGAACTTGCCGTAGTGGCCGAAGGAGCCATTGCGGTGGATGACCCAAGTCTGCTTGGAATCGCCGTTCACGAGTCCCTCGACTCCCTTGACCAAGCCTCGGAAGAGGCGAGCTTCAGCAGAGCAATCCTTGTCCTTGGGGAGCTTGGACAAGAACTGGACATAGGAGTCCTTGACAGAGATCACGAACGATCCCTTGCCGAACTCCTTAGTGACATAACCGAGGGCTTTGCCAGCGGTGACAATCTGCTCCGCAATAACGGAGGGAGCAACGGCGACTTTCTCTTTCTTAGTGGTGTTGGACATAACTTTCTTTCCTTGTGTTGTGTCCGCATAATGTTGCGGGCGATACATCAGAGGGGTAAGGTTAAAGTGTCCCCTCTGATCGCCGCCCGCATTTGGCGGCGTTCACGGATTTCCCCCTTAAGCACACGCATCCTGGTGCCATTATCGGAAGGTTCCGTCAGAGACTGACTGTATCTACTCAAGGTGGTGCTACCCACTCCCGAGCATGGAAAAGACATTATCCGTTTCCTTTTACATGGGCTCCGTCTCGTGTTTTCCCCTTAACTGCCCCTCACCTAGGTAGTTAAGCCTTGCGGCCGCACTAGGTTTATTGGAGAGCGTAGGAACACCCCATGTGTCGATTAGAGACGACAAGCCTCGTTCCCCCATTAGGGAGCTTCAGTAGCCATTGGCCACCTAGACAGTCGGGGCTTCCATCCCGATCCGCTGGCCTCCATTGGAGGACTCGCAGCTGACAAGTTAGCCGAATAAGTGAGCAGGCCGGAGTTCATCTTCTCCGCGCCTACCCGCCGGGGGGTGTGGGGTGGGGGAGGCCGAACCAATCGTCAAACGTATATATCCCCCTCTGTGGAATTTTTTGGTAAAATTTTTTAGGTATACATCGCGGTATGCCTGCGGTATAGGACACCTATGCCTAAAGACGAAGCCGCAAAAAAGGAGGCCGCCAGGTTGCGCTACCTATCGAACAGAGAGGACAAGATCGCCAAATCAAGGAAATGGCAGGCCGAAAATAAAGAAAGGTACAGAGAATTACTGAAGAAGTACCGCGAAGCCAACCGGGAAAAGGCCAGTGCGGATCAGAAAAAATGGAGAGAAAGGAACCCCGAGAAACTAGAGGCGTACAAAGCCAAAGCTAAAGAGAAGGGACGCATTAAATCTGAAAAGTACTGGCGCGGCATAGAGGAAGCCCGAATGGGGCGAGAGGCCAAGAAAGCAAAAGAGAGATCTGAGCGTAAAGAGCGTAAGGAAGCGCGGTTAGAAAAAACTCGCAGGGATCGAGAAAGGGAAAAGGAGGTGCGAAAATTGAACTACCTGAAGCTGGCCGAAGAGCGGGATAAGACTAAGAAACAGAGAAAAAGGGATAAGCGCAGGAGAGAAAGGCTTAGGAATCCAGATAAGCGAAGAGCTGAGAAAGCAGCTCGCCGGAGCAAGACAAGAGTGGCTCTACCTAAAGAACTCAAGGAGATCACTACGAGCATCTACAGTCTAGCGTCCAGGGTAACCAAGTGCTCAGGAATTCGATTCCACGTCGATCATGTCTTGCCCCTAGCTCTAGGAGGTCTCCATCACCCCGCAAACCTCCGAGTTATACCGGGCAGGATCAACGAACTAAAACGTGACCTGATCACGCCTGACGTGGAACTCTGGCTACTGGGCAGGCCAATGGCGGCACTTGAGCTCCTAAAAGCCGCTTAAAAGCGTTTTGGCGGCCAGGAAGCAGAATAAGGAGCTCCCGAACCCTAAAAACTCGCTGGCGGGGCTCCTAGGCGGCAAGAATCGAGGCAATATAGCCAGGGTCTCGGTCGAGTTTTAGCTCAGGGTCTAAAAACTAGGGGTCAAGATTAGACTATAGGCTCAAATTGCCGATCCTTTTGCCGATCTGTAACAGAAGCTATTGTTTGCTTTACGCGACATAATTGCCGATTATGTAAGCTATAGTTGACATTCTAGGGTTGTTGCCGATCTCTGACACCATTTACCTCAGTTGCTGGAAATGAATCGTAGCTTGATTAAAAAATACTGGGATAATCACCTATGAGGGGAGTTTATACATACAAATCTAAACCCAGCCTGAACGATAAATAGGCGTGGTTTACCATTCACGAGTGGTATATCATGTTTACCACCAAGGAGTAGTTGTTCGGATTCAATATGACTTATAACTCAAAGATATGACCGAAAGGGTATAAAATTGAGGTATAACTCAAAGATCGTACCCGTTCGGGTTTACAAAACCTTGCCATTTGTGAACATTTGTGTAGAGTCTGGTCTGCGGAACCTGTAAGAATCACTCACAAGTTCCAGCTCAAATCGGGCGGGGCATTGAGGGGCTCACTGGGGTTATCCCAGTGAGCAGCGACCTGAACCCCGTCCGACCTTATTTACACTCAAGTACTAATACGTTTATAATTAGTACTTGGCGACCCTGTTACCCCGTTACCCCGTTACCCTGCAATCCTGCAAACACTCTACCAAGGCTCTTGGTACCCAAGCAACAGGGCAACAGGTCAAAATACCAGCTCTACAGAGTAACAGGGCACCTGGGGTGGGGGTGGGTGGGGGTAGGGGTGGGGGTGGTTTTTGCTTACCCCTACCCCGTTTGCGCCAGTACCAGTGGGGGTGGGAGGACTTGGGGTGGGGGTGGTAGGGGTAAATATCTTAAATTAATTTTAGAGATATATATATATAGGGAGAGGTGTTTTCGCACCCCCTCTCTCCGGAGAGTTTTTGAAAGTGCCCCTCCCCCCCCTACCCAAACGCCTTTTTTCTGGCCTATCTCTCTGTTCTGTAGCGACTTATCTATAAAAAAGTCGGGTGGGGGTGGGTGGGGGTAAAACCCTATTTAACATGGTTAAGTCCCCTAATTGCCTCTTAACACCTCTAATCACTACTCTTTTATTTAACTTCCAAATCCTGCATTTCAAATGGTTCAAACCATCCGCGCCCCCTCCCCTACCCCTCCTTGGTCGGCTCTTCGGGGGTCTTGCTTTCGATCTTCTTGAGCAGATCAACCGCATCCTGGTGGAAGCGATTGGTGACCCGCGCCTCGAATGCTCCGACGATTGCATGGCCGCAGGCGGCTAGTTTTGTCTCTGCTGACATCTGACAATGGTGATCAATTAGTTCTCTGATTCTCATGGTTTAATATGTGTTTGGGGTTTACTGAGGTTAAAGGGGTTGCGGGTTCTGGCTCGTCCCCTAGGAGTCGGAACTCCCAGAAGGACCAGTCAATTATCGTCTGGCCCATGCCGTAGGGGATCTTCTTCCATTGGTAGTTGCTATCCCGTTCGTGAGTGCGGTACTCCAGGTTAGGGCTCCGTAGGAGGATAAGTTCTCTGACGACGTTCCGTCCGTTTGCGGTGTCCGTGGGTAGAATGTTCATAGGTTAAAGTGTCAGACCCGCCCGGTTCGTCAGATCCACAAACACGTTTGTTTGTTTTTCTCCGGACGGGTCTGAAAGTGTTATTCCGTTTCCTCGGCCCAGGGGTCGAAGGTGTACATCGTTCTTCCGTGAGTCTTGGTGGCGGGCTTGGTTAGATGAACTGAGAGCTTCTGCTCGACCACCTTGTTGAGCATCTTCCCTAAGTAGACGACCCCTCCCAGTGCTTGGATGGTCTTGCTTGCCCCGACTGCCTCGAATAGGGATACGAGCTCTGTGGCTGTAAGCCTCAGCTTCTCTCCCTTCTTGACCACCGTCCTCTGGGTGACCATTGCCGTGGCGATGACCTCCGCAAGGATGGACTCCCTCTGTTCGCTGTTGGCCTCATCGACGAGCTGCTTGTGGTGGAAGCTCTTGATCTCGAAGCGGGGGTAGTTTGGATCGATTACTCCAGGGTGAACCTTGTAGTCCATGAGCCAGCGCAGGAAGTGAGGTAGCTCTTGAAGTACCCTGTTCTCGTTCTCTGTGTTGGTGGAGAAGAAGTGGGGGTTATAGGTCGGGGAGATCCTAAAGAGCATGAGCTTGTCCTTGATCGTGCCGTCCAAGAACGGGAGGATCTTCAGGGACTCCGGATCGACGTTACAGGTGAGGATGACCCTCCCCTTGAAAGGGAGCTGCGTCGGAGTCATGTATTTTGGGTGGTATAAGACCTCAGGGTTGGAAGCCATCGCCTTGAGGGATGCCGCCAGAGTCTGCTTGGTCTTGTAGTCGCCTTCAGAGATCGCGTCGTCGCAACGCCAGATAGCGCACTCAGCCGCCTGAGAGTTGAACTTGGTCTTCTGCAAGAGGAGATCCTCAGTGATGGCAGATCCTCCCATCGCTACTCCCACCAAGCACTTAGAGACGAAGCTCTTTCCGGTGTGAGCCTCCCCGGCCAAGATGATCGACTGCCCCTGTTGAGGGTTACCCAGGTACGCTGTTAACCAGAGCCTTCTGAACCAGCCTAGGAAGAACTCGTAGGCGGGAATCCCCTCCTGCTCTCCGTCGAGTCCGTTGAAGATGAAGTTGTGAATCCAAGGCCAGTGCTTCGGATCACCATCCTCCGCCGGAGCCATCGCCTTCTTGGTGTTGGTATTGAGATACTCCTTACCATTGTAGGGGATGATTTCCTCCTTCTCGAAGAGCATCGGCACCGCTGCGTCCACCCTCCGGTTGTTGTCGATATAGACGAGGATCTTATCGATCTCGGAACCCTGCTGCCCCTTACGGATCTTGTCAGAGCACTTACCGGAGACCTTCAGGTGCCTCTTGGCTGCTTCGGTCTGGTGGTCCCTCCACTTCTCGGTGGCGTATCGGGTCCAGTAGGCTTTGCCATCTGTCCAGTACATCTCGGCTGCTTTGCCCACCTTCTGGGTCTCGAAGGCGTCCACAAACTGACCACCCAGCACCGCACGCCAAGGCATGAAGTTCGATGCGGCTCGGTCTGAGTAGCAGATCATTCCGTTCTCTGCGACCGCACATCCGTCTCGGGCGATGCCGTCTGGAATCCAGAACAGAGGACCCCTGCGGCCCTCCTCGAAGGCACCCACCCAGCGACCGGGGAATTGACGCTCCACCTCTGCTGCAACCACATCCATTGGGATCTCTGGATCAGTCTCAACCTGTACTCTGGCCTTGAGTCCTCCCTCCATTAGGCACTGAGCAAGAAGGGCTTTTGGAACTGGCGTAGCTCCCTGCACGTTGTGCATCCCGAACCCGATCTCAAAGTACTGGGACTCCTTCCACGACGACTTGTCAAAACCGGGCAGAGCGTCGCTGATTTTTAGTTTTGCATCTAGTTCCTTGAGGAATCCTTCAGTAACGAATGGGTTGGAAACACAGACTGGTTTCTCGAACGCCCAGATGAGTCGGCACTTGCCTGGGGTGAATGTCTCCACCACCCACGTCGGTAAGTGACCTGTGCTGGTGGGCAGAGCTGACAGCTTGTTCATCGCTTGCACCGAGTCGTAATCCGCAATGATGCCGTGCAGCATACGCGGAGGGTTTCCGGTGTTGATGCGAGCCAAGGGATTGATTCCTTCCCAGACGGAGAGGAAGTTGCCTTGCGTTGAGGATTGGGCGCAATGGGTACGGAACTGCTCCTTGGTCATGCCGAGGGCACGCTTGTTTGCGATCTGGCTGAGGGCAACGTCATCTTCGATGGTGGCGACGTGACTAACGATGTTTGGAATTGAGTAGAGTTTCATTTTGTAGATTTATTTTTTGTAGACTTTGGAAAGTGATCCCTCTGCTGCGAGCGGGAGGCCGGGTGCCCACTCGGGGACGGTGGACATGATTGAAACGATCTGATCTAGCTTCTGCTCAGCTTCCTCCTCTCGGACGAGGCACACGGCTTCGTCATGGATTCGCATGATCACCGGGATACCTGCGGACTCGATCTGGAAGCAGTGGTGCATGAAGACATCACGTGCTACGGCTTGAACTAGATTTTCCACACAGACCCCACCCCACAGGCCGAGACGCATGAGCTTCCCTTGGCGAGGCAGCTCTGCGGTGAGTCCTCCGTTCTCCACGGAGACCTTTCTGTAGGTCATCACCCTTCCGCTAGGCATAGCCATGATGGCGTCCTCCTCGTTCGGGTTACGAGCTGTCTTGCGGAGGTTATCCTCCAGCGCACGCCACAAAGCTGTGATCTTCGGATTCTTGCTGCGGTAGAGACGGGTCAGGCGATCTGCTTCCGCCATCGGCACTCCAGCGACGGAGGAGAATTTCTTGTGGCCCATTCCGTACCCAAGCCCGAGGGCTAGAGTCTTGATCGTGTGTCTCAGCTTGGGATCGACCGACTTCAGCGATCCTTCCTCCGAGTAGAGCCCCCAAGCGCGAGCCTGAGCCTCATAGAGATCTGGGCACTTGCGAATGTACTGTAGCATTGTTGTGTCATCAGCCAGCCAGTGGAGAACGCGAGGTTCGATCTGGGAAAGATCTACGATCGCAAAGGTATAGCCATCCGGTGCCTTGATTTTAGACCGGACATCAATTCCACATACAGACCCCTTAGGTAGATTCTGAGCGTTCCAGCCAGCCTCTCCTGAGTCTCTCCCAGTGTGGGCACCAAAATACTTGAGACCATAACTCATCCACCCATCTCCACGCTCCCTATCGTGCATCGTCTCAAGGGTAGCCAAGTGCTTGCTTCCCTTGCGGTAATCTCTCACCGCTCTGATCCAAGGAAACTTTTCTCCATATTCCTCGAAGAAGGCATCTGCTTCTGGGTCGTTCTGAGCGAAGCTATTAGGAGGGATTAGACCGTGCTTGTGACACTCGGCACGTAGAGCAATAGCCGATAACAACGGCATCTTTGCACCCTTCTTGGCCTTCTTCGAGATTGCGGGCTCATCCCTCCAAGGGATTGCTTGACGCAGTTCCCAAAGGTCCACTTCTAGCTTATCGATATCCTGTTTGAGCCCTGGAATATCCAGTGGAACGCCTCTTAGAGCCATAGAACGGGTCATTTCACTGATTTTCCGCTCGTTTTCGGGCCATTTGTGGCCGTGTTTTAGGAACAGATCTAAGCAGTAAACAGCGTCATCGAGGGCGTATTTACACACTTCTTCCCTAAATTCCGGCGTCATTTCAGCCCAACGCTGGTCTTTCATCTTATCCCTTACGTCTTTACTGAGCTTTACACCAAGTAGATGCTCTGCCGAGGACTTGAGGCTCCTGGGCACTCCTAAGTATCCTGCTAAATCCGCCGTGTCGTGCCACGCATCGATCTCCAGGTGCTGGGGTACGTTCTGGAGGTTCTTCTCCGCCGCGATCTCTTGGATGCGCTGAAAAACAGGGAGATCGAACTGAGCATTGTGGCTAAGCCAAGTGCAGCCCGGACCAGAAATAGAATTCCAGTCGAAAGTAAGGGGGTCACCAACGTATTGGATACCCGTGTCGGTAGCAATGCTGACCAGATAGATATCAGCCTGAGGGTGGCGCAGGTAGTGGTATACGCCCAACGTGGTAATCGAGACTTCGGAGTCATAGTATGTTTCAAAATCGACGGCACAGATCATGGTTTTTTAAGAAGTAGGAGTAGCCACTCCGCTGTTCGCCTAAGGTAGGCTCCAGTCACCCACGGGGTGTGACCTACTGGAGTTCTCCCGCTCCGGAACTCTCTTCCGGCTGCTAGGGCGAAGTGGCTACAAAGTCCGATTAGATGTTGACCAGCCCCTTGAAGAAGTCGGCCTTCTCGGGAGCGTGCTTGCCAACGAGGCTCGCCACTGGGACGTACCAAGAGTTGGCCGCATTCTTCTTCAGCTCAGAGCTGATCTCGTAGATCCCCTGGTGGAGACCGGAGCGAAGCGAGTAACTCGCGTCGGTGATGATCTTCTTACCGAGCGAGGTGAACGCGCTGGCGGCAACCGTGTAGATTGCGAGCCCATAGGCGTTCTCTCCGTCGTTGTAGGGGAAGAACATTGCGCCGTCTTCGTCGAGGTCCTCAGGAGCCTTAACCGCAAGCAAGATGTCTGCTACATCCTGGAAGTACTTCGGGTGTCCGTAGATCAGTGATCCACCGAGCGCACGCACCTCGTCGGCGGTGTTAACCTTGACTGGCATATCGCCGCTGGTGCCGAACTCGATCTTCTCCTGATAATACTTCTTGAGGTGGAGGACGGTCGCCGTGAAAGCTGAACCGGGCTTAGCGAGGGTGACCTGCTTCTCGAAAAGAAAGCTGCCTGGAGCGAAGGAATCGACAAGATTGCCGACACGCTGCACGAGGTTGACGCGGGGGACACGCAGATCGTCGCTGGTGATCTCCCCCTCGATTCCGTTGTTATTGGAAACGGGCGCGGAGACAGCGAGCTGCTTAGGCTCGGCAATGGCGAGGGAGACCTCGGCCTTGTCGGTGAGTACGGTGATCGGAGCTACTGGAGCTTCGATCTGTGAGTCGCCCTTAGGCGTGAATGATATAGTTGCCATATAATTACTAATTTTTGTTTTGTTATTTTGTTACCTTTGCGTGGTATAAGATACCCTATACAACGCTATGCCTTGATTGCTTTGAGAACATGGATAGTTCCCTCTTCTCCCAAGGCACCTTTATCCCGAAGTACGTCTTCGAGATGCTGTTTCGCTTCGGCTTTCTTCCCTTTCGGGGCTCTTTCCGAAACAAATTTTTCAAGTGTTGGAACTGACACCCTTGTGCAGGCCAACAGAAATTCTTCAAGTGAGACCAGCTCCTTGACTGCATCGTAGCCCATGAGGGGCTGGGCGATCGTGCGAGGAGTCCTGCGCTGATCCAGCCGGAAGCCGGGGATCTCCTTACCTTCTTCCAGTGCTTGGCGTAAAAGCTCCTTCTTAGTCTCTTCACACCATCCCTGGAGGATGTTGGCGAGCTTCAAAAGTTTCGACCGATCCGCCGCCGTGCCGTCCAGCGAGACTGACGAAGGAACATCGAAGCCAGCCTTCTGACCAATGACCAACGCCTTCGAGGCCAATGCGGAGCAACTGCCTTGTTTGGAACAATAGTCACAAACTCCTTCAGTGGGGTTGTACTCCTCAGCAAGTTTAGCACGGGCAATGATCGTTGAGAGGCGGAGCTTTATCCGAGCAAGATCCGATCTTTTGAACGTAGCGTAGGAGATTTCCTGCCTACGTGGGAGGACCAAGAAGAAAGCCAACTCGTCGATGTCGGGGAACTTTTGAAAGACCCCGTAGGTGTACGCCCAGACTTGAGTGTTGGTTTCGGCATCCTCAATGCCTCCGTAGCCAGTTTTCCAATCATACATGACTGCCGATTTCCGAGGATTTCCAGGCTCTTGATAAATATCCAAGAGGTCACTCGTTCCTGAAGTGCTGTGATCGCCAAGAGGCATTTGCAACCAAATTTCTTGATGTGAAGCCACAAGATTTGCAGAAGCAGCACGCTCTCTTCGTTGCTGATAAAGAAAGTCGAGGCACCACTTGGCGAGGAGCTGCTCGTTTTCGTCTTGGAGGAGACTTGGGTCTTCCTTTTCAACGGCTTCATGGATGCGAGTCCCCGCTTCAGCAATAGGGTTCGTTCCGCTTCTGCCTCGATAAGATGGACAGGCTTCAAAGTTTTTGAGCGCACTCGGGCTGAATTGGGCATGGGGTCGTGTGGTTGAGTCAGTGTGTTGAACAATGGCTGGTTTTACTGATTTTGGGAGAGAGTCGTGAAACCCTTTAAGGTCTCCATTTTGCATTGCGGTAAGCGCAGCTTCGGCGGTTTTGCTTTTGTAAGTCGGGGTCATGGTTGGCTCTAAGGAATCCGCGTATATTTGCGGTGCGGTATGAGATACCTGCATTGCGGTATCAGTGCAAGTGCTTTCTTCATTTAAGAGGTTCAAAAGCTCAATTTTCTTTCGGACAGATTTTTCAACTTTTTCCTCGACAGTCCCAGCGGCGAACAAAATGCGTTGCATTGAGGGCGTCTTACCTCCGGCGCG